GATGTATGGCTATTCCATGTCGAGTCATTTCCATCTGTTCCTTGTGTTGCCGTTCCTCCAGTTGCACCAGCACCTCCACCTCCAACAACAACGGGTAGAGATGCTGAAGTAGCAACGGCATCTGTTCCGGTAATCATTCCACCGGCACCACCGCCACCTCCAATAATATTTGCTCCACCACCTCCACCAGCCACAAGTAAATAATCTATATTTATGTTTGCCATTTAAGCCTCTTGTGCCGATGCAACCAAGTCCCACTTTGTATCTGTTGAATTATAGATAAATCCAAGATATAAAGTTTTACTTATTACAGTTGTTGTTGGCAATGCCGTTCCCATAGCCCTATAGATTGCATTAAAAGCTAAGGCTCTAGCTGTAGCATTATCTTTTATACGAATAGTTAATTTATATCCTTGTTTTGGACTTCCTCCGGGAATACCAAAAGTAGGTGCGGTAGCAAGAGCGGTAACAGTAAATAATAAATTATTAATTGCCGCTGTTGGAGTCGGGGTTGAACTTGAAGTAATTGTTTCTGTAGGAATATCTATACTTGGTAATCCACCACTGTAATATAAATTTGTTCCATCAGAAATAAATTCCAATACAGTTACAGAACTGGCAACTAAATTAACTTGAGGAACATTGATAAATACAGCGTTCCATGTTGGATTTCTTCCTCCAGTTCCATCCTGTGTTAAAACAAGCGTGTATATGCCACCAACTTTCAAATTTGTTGGAGCGGCAAATGTTCTGCTTCCACCAAATGTAACTGTAGCATAACTTCCACTATTTGTATCCCAAGATATTGTTGCACCATCGGTAAGTGCAAACGATGTTTGAGCAGGATTTGTAAGTGTTTTATTTGTTAAAATATCGGTCGTTGCTTTTCCAACTAAAGTATCAGTTGCATCTGGCAATGTCAATGTTCTATCATTTGTATGAGATGAAAGTATTGTCATTGTTTTTCCGGTAGTTGCACCACCTAGAGATGTTTTTAATGCTTTTGTTACATCAGAAACATTTCCAAAATAAGATGTTGAATCTGACAATATTTTATTTGTTAAAGTATCTGTTGTTGTTTTTCCAATTAAAGTATCTGTTATATCTGGCAATGTCAAGCTTCTATCGTTTGTATGAGAAGAAACAATAGTCATTGTTTTTGCTGTTGTTGAACCGCCTAAAGATGTTTTTAATATTTTTGTAGCATCAGAAACATTAACAAAATATGATGTTGAATCAGAAAATAATTTATTTGTTAAAGTAGATGCTACCGCATCATAATAAGTTTTTATGGTTGCTTTTAAATTTGCCCATGTTAATTTTTTAAGGACATTTGATGCCGCACTATCCACCAATGGAATTTCATCAGCATCTACGGGAGTTGCTTTTGTTGTTGCGGCATGAGTGGTATCTGCAAGCATTCCTGCTTGTGTGGTTGTTCCTAATAATGTATTATCAGAATTGACCGTAACAAGATTTCCTGAAGTACCAACTATATTTATTTGGTCTGCACTATTTGCTGACACCCATAACCATCTAGTCCCATCAAATATAAATAAATATTCTCTTCCAATTGTTAAATCTGAACCAGTTAAATTTATAGCAGTGCCAGAACTATTATTTTTCATTACGGATTTAATTCCCAATGAATTTATATTTAAAGTTACAGTTCCACTAGATGTAGTATCTAAAGTTAATATTATTGTCATACCAGTTACATAAGATGTTATCGCTGTTATACCTGTAACGGCATAAAAATTTGCAGATTGAAACAATGCTGTTACTGGAATAGAACCCCTTGTAGATTGCAAGCTTGTAATTTGTGCGGCTTGGACACCATATGCAGTATCTATTTTATAAAAATTGCTTGTTGATGATGGGCCATCAATAACAGCCCTCCAAGTTGCAAAAGTTGCCGCTTGGTCGCCAGTTGAATCATATAAGACTAATCCTAAATTCGGAGTTGTAGTAGTCATTATTTTTTTCCTTTCTGATTACGTTAATGTGTAATCCATAGTTCCTAAAGTTTGTGTATCTAATGTCCCTAATGTTTGAGGGTCAAAATCTCCCAATAAATTAAAAATAGCATAAATTGCTGTTGCAGTTACATGAATTTTTCCTTCATTTATTATTGTAATTATTTTTTGTTTAGCACGAGAAATAAATATAATATCTATTTGACTGTTTATAATAACTACAAATTTCATTATTTGTTTCATTGAATAGTTTATTTTAATATATTTAGCATTAATTGTTTGTGTAATTTTTGTTATCAATTTTACAATTGAAACTAATAATTTAATTTTTTTTACATTTATTGTAGCACTTGCTTTACTTAATATTGTGGCAACAAATAAAATATCTAATTGTTGTATAATTCTAAAAATAAGTGTTGTAGCAAATTGAAATCCAGATATGAATAAAGAAAAAGTTTTATTTTTTCTATTTATTAATTTAAAAGATTTTTTATTTATATTCATAACGAATAATTCCTATATTAAGAATTGTTCATTTGAACAGTAATAGCACCAATAGCAAATAAAACTGTTGTTGCAGATGCAACGGCTCTTGATGGTGTCAATACGTCAAAAAACCAAATATTTCCTGATGTCAATGCATCAGAAATAAATACATAAGTTATAGTTCCCCATGATGCCGTACTTTCTGCAAATGTTACTGCCGCTGAATTTGTTAAAATTCCATTTGATGCTGTTCCCCAATTTGTTTTATCATTTACCAGTGCAACTCTGGCATAAGAACCACCAGAAGGTTCAGTTGCTCCCGTACCATCAATAGCAATAGCTGTTGTTGATAATCCAAAATACATTGTTCCGGGTGGAGTATATGCAACCGAACCAAAATTTCTATCTATAATTTTATTTGCGCTAAAATATGTAATCGCCATTTTATTTTTTCTCCTTTTTTATTCCATTTGGAAAATTTAATTTTCTTGATAAATCATTCTGAATAACATAATTATCATATGATATTGCAGAATCTATTTCATTTTTAAAATATCCCAAACATATTCTTTTATTTTTTATTGTTATTCTAGTTCTCCATAAATTACAACGAGTATCAAAAATAACACCAATATAAATACTCGATTGTCTTGAAATATGTTCTTGTTCTAATTTATCAATTATTTTTTGATTTTTTTTAATTTCTTTTTTCGTTATTTTATTTAATTTTGATTTATCATATCCATAATATTTTATTAATCCATCATTATATGCTAAAGCCGCAGAAATTTCAGTTTTATGATAGCCGAGAGAATGTTTTATTTTTAAATACATTATTTCTGCGTGCCATGAATTATTAAATCTATCCCAATAAACACCGACATATTTACTTGATGTATTTGAGTGTTTAGAACCTAAACTTGAAATAACCCTAGAATCTTTTTCTTTTTGAGATTGTTTTCTTCCCTTCGTATTGGTATTACCCATCATTGCAATGGACATTTTTTTGTTTCTCTCTTTTGTATGTCTTCTTCCAAGCATCGGAGCTATTCCACCCGGAGAAATATTATATCCATTTGGTTTTTGAGATTTTAATTTTTTTATCAAATGAATCTCTCTTATGTGTAATTTTTCCACTTTGCAGAATTCTAAAACACCAATTTCAAAATTTTCTTCACCATATTTATTCCAAGAATTTTGTAATATTAGACAATCATCATCATTTTTCCTCAATTCTCTGAGATGTCCCATTATTCTATTCCTCAAATCTTTAGCTTGACCAATATATAATTTTTCATTTATTATGTTTTTAAAATAATATATTCCAGACTTGCCTTCTAAATCTTCAAATAAATTTATCTTTTTCATTTTGTTTTATGTTAATTCTATGCGGGGAAGAATGAGGCAGATTCCCTGTGCTGGACGATACTCACTTCCACCAAAACTTGTGATGATAGGTTGTTGAATATATTTTCCAAAAAATGTTTCTGTATTTGTAGCCGATAATTCAATTTTAAATTTATTAGTAGCCGTTATTGTTCCAACAATATGTAGAACAGTAAAATCTGGTTGTCCATAAGGACATAAAACCCAATCTACTGTTGCTCCACCTAAATCTAAAGGAGTAACACCATCTTCTTCAAAAACTTCAAATTCAAGAGTATAAGTATTTCCAGCAATAAATGAAAATTCTTCGAGTGAATTTAAGGTTTTAAAACTTATAAAAGACATTTAATTTTCCTCCTTTTTTTCTTCAGGTTTATTTTCTTCAATATTTTCAACAACAATCAAATTATCAAATATATTTTTTAATGCAACTTTAGATAAAAAAATATGTTCTACTCCATTCCCTTTTACCTCTATTTCTGATAAATTGTTATTTATTTTTATTATTATTTCTTTTATTTCTATCTCGCTCTTATATTGAAACATACTATATTTTCCTTTTAAAAATTTATTTAAGCTGTATATTGAACTAAAATTCCATTATCAAATCTCATAAATCTATTTCCAGCCGGAGTAGTTACATTGACTGTTTGATTTAAGCCTCTTCCAGAAACAAAACCATCGGGAGAATAAGTATATAATTTTCCTTCAATATTTATATGTGCAGAAGATGGAACATTAAATATGATACCAAATTCAGAATGCATATTTATTCCACCACTATCTTGTAACATAAAATTAGCTCCTGAATTTGATGAAATTTCTATTTCTAATGGAGCCGCTATTGAAATAAAACCAGAAGTACCAGATGTAACACTAACTCCTCCGGGCCATTGTAAAGCAACTCCTGTTGGTGCAACTCCTGTTGATATTTTTTGAAATGGTATGTTGGTCAATTGAGAATAATCAACAAGACCTAATAATTTTACTGCCTGAATATTTCCAGTAAAAGTTCCAGATGCTCCAGATATATTTCCACTAAAAGTTCCAGTAGCGGCACTCAATGCGCCTGCAAATGTTCCTGTTGCCGCAGATAAACTCCCTGCAAATGTTCCTGTTGCCGCAGATAGAGAACCGCTAAAAGTTCCAGTAGCGGCACTTAAAATACCAGCAAAATTTACATTACCAACATTATCAACCCAAAATTTATCAACAAAAGTTCCGCCTTGATTTTTTTGAATATTCAAAACTTTGATTGCTGTTGGGTCAATAAATATTTTAGTATTTGTTGAAGTTAAAGTAAATTTAGCATTAGTTAATGTTGCACCTGTTTGGTCTAATACAAAATTATTTCCACCATTAGAAATTCTTAAAGAATTACCGGCAAGAATATTTCCGACGATAACACCACCAACAACACCATATGCTGTTCCACCGCCGGGAACAGATACCTCTCCAAGTGCTAATTTTGATGTTAAAAATCCATCATCTGAAAATGCTAAAACATTATTTACAAGCCATGCTTGTTTTAGACTATAAGTACCACCACTATAATTTCTTGCTCTTAATCCATTTTCATTAATAAGAATTTCTTGATTTGAATTGCTTATTAAATTATTTGTTGTTGTATTTAAATCAGATGTAATAAAATTTGTTACATCATCTTTATAATTATTACTCCAATTACTCCAATTATAATTATCAAAACTTACAGCAGAACCAGTTTTAACAACATTTCCTACTAAGTCAGAATACATAAATCCACTTCCGTCAATTCTAACTCTATTACTAAATAGCATAGAAAAATTAATTGGGTCATTAAAACCAAATGTAATTTTTAATAACACTGTTTCTATAAAAACATCTGTTTCTATTTCAGCAATTACGGTTGCACCAACTTCTGTTTGAGTCGTAAAAACAGAGAATTCTTCCAATGCAATATAATTTGCTGAATTCATAGAAATTTCATATCTTGGTTGAGAAACTCTTGCCAATACTGTTATAGCTTGGTCATATAATGCTTGTTCAGCATGTTGAATTTCTACTAAGGTCATAGAATCAGTTTGAATTATATTTTCATTTTTATATGTGTTTTCATATATGAAATTATTCAATTCTAATAATTGTGATGGACTAAAATTTGTTGAAAAACTAACCTGATTATTTATTGTAACTATACTAGTTGTTGTTGAATTTATTTGAGTTTGTTTATTTGTAATTAAAATTTGTTGTGCTGTTATTTGAGATTGTTTTGCGACCATTAGGGCGACAATATCAGAATAGGGGAGTCCCTGTTGTATTCTTACTTTTTGAACGCCCTCCAATGCTAACAATTCAGAATTCAAAGTATCTAAAGTACCATTTAAAACTATTAATTCTGAATTATAAGTTATTAATAAAGTCAATAAATTAGCATAACTCAACTGAAGAGAATCAATTAAATTATTCCAATTATTAACTGCTGTTACAAGACTGGAACTCATCCAATTAGAATTTGTATAATAAGAAAAATCATATATCTTATCTGTTCCTAAAGGATTTACTGCACGTATATTTAAAACACCTCCACCATAAACAGATAGACATGTGGTTATTTCATCACTTTTTTCAGAAAATGTTGCATCTTTTATTATGTTATCAAAACTTAAAAATATATCAGTTTGTATTGTTGCATTTTCTATTGTTTTTGCTGAAATAGTTTTATTATCAGTATCAAAAAAGAAAACACATTCAAATGCTTTACACACATCTACCATTAAAAAATTATAAATGTTTGTATCTGAAACATTGAATGTTCTAAATTTAACCATTAATTCTGTATCAATATTTCCAATAGACCATGTTGGTGCAAGCTTAATCATATCATCAAGAAGTGTTCCAGCAGGACTAACAATGTTATATAAAGCAACTGTTCCACCATAGGCAACCAATCTTTTTGAAATTAAATCTGCTTCTAAAGAATTGCATGTTACTTTTTTTATTGGAATTGAACCATTCAAATCTTCTTCAGAATCAATAATTAAAAAATATCCATATCCTTCAATTCTAACAAGTCTTTTGTTTTGAATATAATCATATGCTTCTATGTTTGTTGTTCCACCATCTATACTTTTAGGAAAATCAAATTTGAATTCACTAAGAGAATTAAAATTTAAATTTATTTCTGTATTATATGCAAGACCCAATGAATATAATTCCGATTTATCCGGGTTGCACAGAAGGATAAAAGGTATTTCAGGTTGACCAAAGAAATCAAATTGGACATCCATATTATTTAACCTCCTTTTTTACCCACCAATTTTTTTGGCGATTGTTTGAGTTGTCATAGAAAATTGTGCGATATTTCCTTGTATTCTTAATCTATTAACTCCCGGAACTAATCTCAAAAAATGTTTATTGAATTTTGATAATCTTTTCAATCCAGTTGAAGAAGATATTGTTTGTAAACTATTATCTATAGTAATTACTTCATTAGCAGAAAGGGCGGTAAAAGTAAACATTCTATTATTATCATCAAGATTTGTTATATTTATATTTCCACCAAAAGAATTACAAGTAAGAATATTGGATGGATATAAATAAGAACCTATATCATCTGAAATATTATTAAAAGTAATTGTAGCATCAACAACAGGAACAACATAATTATACACAACAGTTTTTGGAAAATTAAAAGCAAATGGAGCATTACAATTAACTGTAAATTTTACTCCTGTTAATAAATTACCAATTCTAACAATTTTTGGGTCATTTAATATTGCGTCAAAATAAACTAATTGCATATCATCTTCATCAATTTGAAGACGTTGATATGTTCTACTAGAAAAAAAGACTTTTTGAATTAATTGAAAAAAATCAGCATCAATTTCTTCGTTACTAAAAGCTGTCATTTCAAAAGATAAAACTGGAGATGGAGTTGCACCATAAAAAAATGGTGTTGCCCGTCTATATAATTTTTGATTTAATATTTCCATTGAACTTGAACCCATTGATTCATTAACTGCTTGTGCATCTATATTGGAAATTCTTAGTCCATATAATTCCGAAGGAATCCCCCCGTAGAGGAAAGAGCTACCATAAAACATATTTTCTCCTTTCTATATATAAACCCTTATTTATTATAATAAGGGTTTATAATTAACTATTCTTGAAATAAATCTGCGCGCCTATTAAAACCACGATTTTGCATTGTTTTATTTAATTCTGAAATAACTTTTTGTGCTATTTTTTCAATATCTGGAAGAACTGAACGGTCAAGATTTCCAGAAACAGTTATATCCATTAATTTCTCAATATTTATTCCTCCTGAACCAGATGATTGAACCATTGATTGAGGTAAAATATTTGACATAAAATTATGCATTTGTTTAGGATTTATAACAAGTTCTCCGTCCATAAGCTTATTAAATTCTTCATTGGATTTTAATTTCGGTGCGCCTCCAACAAATCCAGATTTTATACCATCATGTCTATGTGGAACAACGGGAGTGATGGTAGAAGATGGTGTAAACGCTCCAGCACCTCCAGCAACTCCTCCAAGTCCAGCCAAAGATGTTCTATATTGTTCTACTGCCATTCTTGCAGAATCCCACATTTGAACAATATCTTTATCAATTCCAGTTCCATATTCACTATTCCAAGCAATTAAATCTTTATAAACACTTGAATTTTTATCGGCAATCAAGTCTAATGCTTGTTTATTTATATTGCCTTCTTTTGATAAATAATCATCAATTAATTGTATTTGGTCTTGTAATGATTTTTCTTTTGCGTTATAAGAATTATCAAGTTCTTCAACTCTTATATCGTATCTTCTTTGAGCCGCTTGTTGTTCATCATCAATTTCTCTTAAGCGTAAACTATATGATTCTTCATAATTCTTTTTTTCTTGGTCAATTGAATCGGTTTGTAATTGTGAAGTTTCTTGTGCAATTTGTTTTTCATGTTCCAATGCTTGATTTTGAAGATTATATTGTCTATCAGCAACATCCTGAGACATTCCCTTTTGTAATTTAGCGGCTTCATCTTCTAGTTGCAATTTCTTTGCTTGTGCTTCGGCACTATCATCAAGTCCTAAAACAATTATTTGTGCTTCTAAATCTGAAAGTTTTTTTTGATTTTCTTCAGTTTTATTATTATAATCGTCTTCTGCTTTTTTAGCTTTTAATAATTCTTCTTGTGCAGATATGATTTTTAGATAAGAATCAAGCTCATCTTTTATTGCTTGTTTTCTATCATCGGCATTTTGTTGTTCATCTTCTTTTTGTCTTTGTAGACTTGTTTTCTCATCATCATAAATTTGTTTTTGTCTGTCTAATTGGTCTTTGTATTCTTTTTTTCTTTGTTCAATTACATTTTTATAATCCGAAAGTTCTTGTTTGAGATTATCTTTTTCTTGTTTCTTTATATCCTTTAACATTTCAACAACATTTTTTGTTAATGCTTTGAATGCATCTTTAGATTCTTTTGTAACCTGAGAAATTGGAGAATCTGACGATGAAGATATTTGACTGGATGCTTGTTTTACAGTATTTACAACAGTTGCAAGTTGTTTAGCAATTTCTTGGTCTATTTTATCGCCATTTTTTAAAGTATTTAATAAAACATCTTGTTGTGCTTTATCTAAAGAATAATATGAAGTTTTTATTTGATTCATGTATTCTTTTTGCAATAAAGCATCTTCTTTTAACTTCTCTGCCAAGCCTTTTGCGGCATAGGGAGTGATTATAAGACTATTTGCCTGTCTTTGAAATTGTTCTATTTCCTGTCTTGTTTTCTTATATGCATTTATGTCGGCTTCATAACTTTTTTTATTTGCTAAAGAAAGTTTTTCTTTTTCAATATCAATTTCTTCTTTTTTTAAATCTAGAAGTGCTTTTAAATTAACTGTTTCATCAATTATGAAATTGCCTTGTTCATCATAATATCCTGAAACTGTAGGAAGAATATCTCTCAAATCTGATTGAACTTTAAAAAATCTTTCTTGTTCATCATTTGTTTTACTTGTTTTATTTTTTAATGATTCAAATTCTTTCCATAAATCTTTGATGGAATCTGATTGTTTATTTAGTTTAGATAAATTAGCGGCACTTTCTTTTGCATTCATAGATAATTGATTTAATTTATCTCTTGTTTCATCAACAGTATCATTAAAATAATTAAATGCTAAAACAGCCGCACCAATGGCTAGTACAGCAAATCCAAATGGATTTGCTTCCATAATTAAGGTTAATGCCGCCCATGCATCAGTTAATGTTGTTATACCAACAGCAGAAACAATAGCCGCTCCATTGAATGCCAATAGGGAAGTGGTTATAACTCCAAAAAGTGCTGGAAGTCCACCAGCCAAAGATATTATATTTAATAATCCTGAACCAATATCATATAATGCAGGAACTAATCCACTAGATACAGTTCCTTGTATTAATTTTTCCCATGAAGCAATAAATCTATTTTGTGCGGCTTCTGCGCTTTTCAAATAAATTGAATATCTATCCATTGCAAGACCAGCAGAATTTGATTCTTCTGTTTGCAATTTCAATGCTTCGTTCATATGTCCCATAAGAACATAGAAAATATTAGCTTGACGTACACCGGCGATACTTTTTGCTATATTGGCTTGCTCTGTATCACTTAAGCCATTCCATTTAGCTGAAACATCTTCTAATACATCAGACATATTTCTAAATTGATGTTGACTATCTCTCAATGGAACATCTATTCTTGCCAAAGCAGATTCAACATTATTTAAACCAAGACCATCTTCATCAATTTTTCCAGCTTTAATATCTTGCATACGAGCAAACATGGTTTTAAATGATTGACCAATTGTTTCTGCGCTTTGTCTGGTAACAGAACTAACTACACCAATATAACTTATTAGTTTATCAAGACTTACTCCGGCTTGTTGACCTGACGCCGCTGAATATTGTAATGCTGTTGCCAATTCACCAGCGCTTGTTGCGGCAACATTATCTACAGCTATCAATTTATCAACAACACTTGAAGCATCTTTTGCTTCTAGTTTATATGAATTTAATGTTGCTGTTAAATAATTTGTTGCATCTGCTGTTTCAAGATTTCCAAGTTTTGAAAGCATTAAACTTGAACGAAGTAATTCTTGTGTTTCTGCAATGCTTTTACCTTGTCTTAACCACTCAACACTTCCTTGTGCGACTTCGATAGTTGTTGCGCCTAATTCTCTTGCAAGTCTATTATAACTTAAAGCCAAAGCATTTACTTCTTCTGGTGTTTGCGCTCCAGTTACTTGCAAGACTTGAATATTTGTCATTTCTTTATTCAAATCTTTTACATATTGAATACCTTGTTTAATTTGATTTAATGCACCATAAACTAATCCAATACTTGTTGCATATTGTAAAGTTCTTGAAATAGCATTTGATAAACCATCAGTCCAAGTTGCAATAGATTTAGTAGAACCTTGAACTACTTTTGTAGTTTGAACAAATCCAGCATTTTGTTCATCAGTAGCATTTTTTAATTTATAAGTTTCAGTAATTAAAGTATCTTGTGCATCTCTATATTTTACAATTTGACCAGTGACATCACCAGTATTATTTGTAATATTTGTTGTTTGAACATTTTTTCCTAAATCTTGTAATTCTTTTATTCTTGTTTGAATTTCATCAAGAGATTTTAATTCCATTTTAGCATCAATAAGTTGAATTTTTGATTTACTCTTATTGATAGAACTATTAACTTTGGCTGTAAAATCGCTAACATCTTTATCGTTTATATTTAATTTTAAATTTAAACTATATTTTTTTGATAAAGTGTCAACTTCTTCTTGAAGACTTGTTGCATCTATAGATGCTTTTAAAATTAAACGATAATCTTTATTGCTTGCCATTTTTCCTCCTTCTCCTCACCAAGATAGGGAGGTGGTTATTATTTAAGTAAATGCTTCATCTGACATATCCTCATCATCACGAATAACATATAATTCACTTGTTTGTGATGATTCATGTCCTAATAATTTTTGAACTACTTTTATATCGCGTCCCTGTTCTACTACTAAACTCGTAGCACGTGACTCTCTCAAAATATGTGGGTGAAATCTTCTTCCCAATAATTTTGTAAAAATTGTTGTTCCCCATAAATTTAAAGTTGCCGGATTCAATTGTTTGACAACATGGTTATGTTTTGATACAAAAACATATGGACAATCATCATTTCCTCTAATTTCCATCCATTTTTTAATTGCCAACATAGATTCTTCATCAAATTGAAAAATTCTAATCTTACCGGCTTTTCCTTTTCCTTTACATCTAATTTTTCCAGTTAAATAATACGTGGCAGTTTTTATAATTTCATTTCCATTTTCATCTTTTACTTTTATTTCTTTTTCTTGTTTTTCTGCATTAATAACTTCTTTTAAAAGCTGAATAGATTCTGCTCTTCTACATCCGGTGCTAAAAGTAAATTTTAAATATGCTAAATGTTGCCACATTTCTAATTTTTCTAATTCTTTACACATTAAAGAATATTCTTCAAGAGTGGGAGGATTTTTTTCATTTACAAAAGCAGATGTGGGTGCAGATATTTTTTTAGTTATATAAGACCTAAAATTTAATTCTTCATAATATGTTTCAATATATGAGTTTAAAGATGAAACAGCCGCACGTTTTAATCTAACAGCAGAAGAAGAGAGTCCTCTTCTTGTCAAATAATTTTGATATAAAAGAAAATCTTTACTTTTTATTTTATCAAAATCTTTATCTTCACAATTATCTTTAATATAACAAAAATATATACGAAGTGCAGATGTATATTGTGACAAAGTTTGGTCAGATAATTGAATACTTTCTTTTAAAAATTCTTCCACTATTTTTCTATTTTTTTGATTTATAGATGCCCATTGAACATCTGTAACTTCAGGTATTTTTTCAACTGTCATTATTAATTGCTCCTCTATTTGGATAATCTTCTGGAAAATTTAATGGATGAGGCAAATTATTATTTATTATATATTCATCATATGCTTTTGCCGCATCAATTTCTGTATCATAAATTCCAATGTGTATTGATTTATTATTTAATTTTAATGAGGCTCTCCAATATTTTTCATTTTTAAAAGAAACACCCCTATAAATAGATTTATATTTTATATTTGAACTTCTTTTTTTTGGGACTTTCATTCTTAATTTTCTTTCTTCTGAAAGATTTTTACCAAAAAGTGCCTTACGAATATTTTCTTTTGTTTCTTGGGATGGAATCCATCCCAATGAACCTTCTCCTCCGTCAGTTAAATTATAACCATTTGGAGATTTGGTATTGAATTTTTTAATATAATAAATTTCTTTTTTTATTAGTTCTTCTCTTTCACATTTTTTAATTATATAAAATTTAAAATTATTTTCTCCATATTTATTCCAAGCATTTTGTAAATAATTATTTACATGTTTATTATTTTTTAAATTAAATTTATGAGAATTCCATCTTCCAATTATATCTAAACCTTTTCCAATATATTTTTTATTATTAATTAAATTTTCAATACAATAAATTCCAATTATTTTATTAATTCTCATTTTTCATATCCTTAATAATAATTTCAACTCTTGGATTTAATTTATCATATTGGAAGGGATGAAATTTTAATCTTAAATTTTCTCCATTATCATCTATCAAAACCCCTGCGTCAACAAATCCATCATTAATCAATTTGGGTGTAAGCAGTAAATTATCGAAATCTCTTCTCCTATGGTCTGGAAAAAAGAAAGTGTATTCAAATTCTGCTTTATTTAATTTTAAATTAGCAACATCATAATAGCTTGCTAACCAAATTGAAAATTCTTTATATTTTTGTTTCAATGAATTTTGAACCATTCTTTTTATTGATGTAAAATAATTAAAAGAAGGTGGTATCGGTTTTTTTATTGGCATAACTTTTCTCTTTGGATATTTTTCAAAATAATAAATCATATATTTTTCTAAAATATCATTATTAATTATTATTTTATATTTATTCATATTCTTAATTTTATGTAGACTCTCACATAAGAGAGTCTACATATTAACTCCTCTTTTTTTAAATTCTGAAGAAAATAATTTTTCTAATTCTCCCTCTTCAAACATTTCATGTATAAAACGATTCCAATAATCCGCACGCTGTTTGTGTCCAAATACATCATTTACATTAAGTAAATCAGCAAGACGTTTACGCATATCTTTTCCATTTTCAAAATGGCGACCAGAACCTCTATCAACGGTCATGACTTCCCAATTATAAAATAATTCTCTTGATATATCATTTAATGTTTTACGAGTTTCTTTTAGTCGAAATGCTTCTAGAAATTCATAAGAAGGAATTCCAGAATTATCTTCATAATTCTTATTGGGGAAATAGTCCCAATGGTATGTTTCGGCAAGTATATGGTCTTTTAATTTTTCTCTTACTTGAATGCTAACAGATTCAATAACTTCTCTTGTTATTTCTTCCATTAGAATTCTTAATTGGTTCTCGTTTTTTATATTCAATATCATCACCAAGAACTTTCTTTTTATTATTATCCTGCTTTTTATTTATATGATTATGATTTTCATATTCGCAGGTTGGACAATATATATAATCTTTTTCATCTATAATCTCAACACCTTTAACAAGAACAGAATTATTTTCAACTCTTAGTTGAAGAATTCCACCACATTCTGGACAACGCTTTTTCAAAGTTCTTTTAAGACGACCCAACATATTATTTTACCGATTCTTTCATGATTGCTCCAACAGGAGTATTTTCTAATTCTTTGCTAAAATTTTTTATAATATTATTGATATTATCTAATCCTTCTTGTGAAAAATCGAATTCAGAAATTTTTTTAAGTAAAGGATTAATTTGCATCAAGAATGACTGAACAACATAAGCAATATTATCTTTTTTATTTTTTTCATATTCTAAAGCATCTTTTAGTGCCATTTCAAATTGTGGATAATTATCAATATTTCTCTTGATTTTTTCCCAAAGACCACTAGCAATAAATAATTCTATATTGAATTCATTTTCAATATCAACATTGGTCATTAAATCTAAAACAGCTATAATATTTCCATATTGAGCAGAAATATAATTTCTTTCTTCATTTTCAAAATATATTTGCATAAATGTATTGATTAATATTCTTTGTTTCTCAACATTCATATAACGTTCAACTTCTATTTTTTGACCATCAAATTCAACTGAATCTAATGATTTTTGTGATTCCTTTGATTTTATCCAAGCAATCTTCTTACTCATGTAATTCTCCTATTTTTTGCATTTTTTAATTATCATCTATTTTTTGTACTTTTTATGACTATATACAATAGTCATAAAAATAAACAAAAATACTAAAGATAAAAAATCATAAAAGTTATTTCACAGGTCAAATTGACCCGTAAATTCATTGATGAAATGACTGTTTTATCAATAGTATTATTATTTAATTAAAGACATAATCCAATCTGTTACTGGTTTGATGGTCATTACAAAATATAATGCTCCACCTCCATAAATTAATATTTTAGGTAGATTTTGTTTTATAAAAACTACCGAATCTATTTTTCCTTTGTTATCAACATCACTTATTTTTTGATTCATTTGAATAACATCATTTTTGATTGTGGTTATGTCACTACTATTATCTTCAACTTTATTTCCAACTTTTTCTGTAAAATTTTTTAGTTCACCGACAGTTTTATCAAATCTTTCAAGTATGTCAGAAAACCTATTGATAGTTTCATCAAATCTTTCTGCAAAAAGACCAAACTTAGTAATTGTTGCATTCATATCAACATAACCATCTTCTAACTTTCTAATTTTACTTATGTGTTCATTTAATTCAGCCCGATGAGAGCGTATTTGTTCCTGAATACTGGCTTGTCCATTTCCCCTTACCAATATTTTATCATGAATTTTGAAACCATTTTCAAGACGTTCAACATTTGGATTTATTGTATTAATTTTTTCTTCTATTGTTCTTAGTCTATTATGGTATTCATCGTTTAATTTTGAAAGTCTTTCGTACTCATTAGACAATACAGCTAATCTTTCACTTTCCTCTCCCACATAACACCTCTCTAAATAAAATTTTATATATCCAGTTCTATTGCATCACCAGATTTTTTATTTTCAAAATTTCCAATTATTTTTTCACCATTACCATTATTATCAATAACAATATAGTTTTTACCAACAGCAATAATTTTATATAATTGTTTCATAAATTTCTTTTTTTCTTTTTTTGATTCTTCTTTATATTCTTTTTCTTCCTTAAAATCATTGAACATAAACACCTCCAATTTAAATAATAAGCGATATAAGAAAAAATTCCTATATCGCTTATATCTAATTATTAAGTTGTTGTTACTGTAACATTTGCATCTATCGAAGTTTTAGCTGTTATTGTTGCTGAAATCAAAGCTGAACCACTAGAAATCCATGTTACTAGTCCACCATGAAGAGACACGGTTGCATCACCCGTAGAACTAGAACCAAATGTCAAATCAGCTAATGGTGCTAAGAAGGCGGCCCCACTTGATGGAACTGCCCATACAACCAATTGTTTTGTTCCTGAAGCAAGAGTAAAATCACCACCTTGAATTCCAAGAGCAACGACGGAATCATACCAATTTGCATTATCTAATATTTCTATTAATTTTGCAAGAACTGGTGTATTCAAGCATGAAGCTGTTGTCAAATCAGTATTTGCTAAAGCACGAATTTTCAATGGAGTTGTAGAAACACCATCCGATGTCATTGACAAAGAAAATGCACCAGTCAAAGTAGCTGTTGGAACAATAATTTGAACAACACCAATTCTACTAGTTGTTTCTTGTGAACTAATTAAAAGAGTTTCCATTTCAACTCTAACAATTGATGGTAGAACATCTGCTTCGATTGTTAATGAACGAGCCGCAGAATTTAAATGATAATATCTTACACAAACAACATCACCACTTGTACCTGTACTAGATGCAAAAGTTGAACCTGAGAATGTAACTTTATCAACTGTTCCGTCAATTTGAGTTACCCAACCGTAGATTGTTGTTCCTGTTACGGACAATGGAGTTCCTGTAACTGTTCCGCTTCCAGATGCTCCTAAAGTAATTGTTTCTTCTGTATAAACATTATCTCCAGTTACAATTGATTTTCCAACCGCAGTTGCAAGAAAATCTAAATTAAATTGTGTATCATTAACAGTTAAATTTAAATCACTTGTATGATAATAAATTGCTTGTAGTTGACTACCGCGTCCACCTCTAATGTCAGTATTTCCAAGTGTCATTTCAAGACTTGAATCTACTAATGTTTTTCCAATAGCAATTAAACTATCGTTTGAAACATCATAAAGTCTAACATCGGCAACCGAAACCATAAATTTTTTCATGAATTACCTCCTATATTATTTTTTACCACTTAATTTTTTTTCAACTGAATCTGTGGCAATAAGATTTTCGTTTCTATCTGATTCTAAATCAGACATCCAATGTTTTATAAAACTTTTATCTTTAAATTCCACAAGTCCACTTAATGAGGCAGATAAATATATTTGATAATGAAGTTTTACGTCAACTCTTTGTAATGTTTTTACAAATTTTCTTATTGTCATATTAAAAATATCATCCATATTCATAGATGTAGAAATTAATATGCATATTATTTGGTCTTCAAGAGAACCCATTCTTGTATTAGAAGATTTGTTTTTAAAATTTCTTGCTTCCTTTAATTTATCTCGAATTTCTTTTTGAATTGTTTCATCTTCCAATTCTATTGAATTTTGTTCACATATAATTTTTCTTATGTTTTCAAAATCATTTCCATTAATAATTTTATCATCAATTTTTATTATTGGTTTTTTTTTATTATCAAAACCAAATGATATGTTTTCATTATCAATTTTTGTAGACAATGATAATATTATGTTTAATTTTTCTAATAAATTATTTTGTTTATTAGATATGGAAAAAAGATATTCGAGATAATTCATAGTAATTATATTAACATCTGGAATGCTATTTTTATCAATTGTTAAACAATCAATATAATAATTAAATAATATGTAATCTGACATTAACACTGGATAAAGTAAAATTCCATTTATTGGAACTGGCTTATCAAAGATATAAAAAAAATCTCTTGAATTCATTATCCCACCTTTGCAGACATGACTATTCTTTTTCCTTTGAATGGAATTTGACCAGAAGGATATTCTCTATTTTCTTTATTTCCCATTACATCAAAAAATAAATTTCCCAATGCTCCAATACCATTCCAACCATTAAATTTTTCTATTATGATTTGACAAATAGTATCAGTTCTTGTTGTATAATTACTCAATGTATTGACTCTATAATGTGCATATACGTCAAAATTCATTGATATTGTTCCAACAGTTCTATTTTCAGGAAATATAGAATAAGGCCAAATTCTTATAACACAAGCTTCATGTACCCATGCATTGATTTGTCCTTCATCAGAAAATACTCTAAATAGAGTTTCATCCTTTTGACCCCCATATATCAATGATTGTTTTTGACTCAAAGTTAAATTTGGTTTTTTCCATGCATCTGCATCACTATAGAACATCAATTTCCAAGTCATCTCATCAGTTTCTAACAAATATTTTATACAATTATATGAATAATTTGGAAGATTTGAATATTTATTATAGGCAAATGAATCCATATTATAAAACTCCTTTAAATTCTAACATATTACCAAGCACCACGAAGCCAGTATTCAACAATCTCAGTATGAATACCAGATTCTATTTTTATTTTTAATGATGAATTCAAATATCTAGAAATATTTGTAATTGAAAAATGATTTCCATCTATAACATTATAGCTAAATTTAGATATTGGTACAGTGTTCGATATATCAACAGTAATAGTAAATGTATCAGATTGTACAACATCATTCAACCATAAATAAACAGAATATATTTCTACAGAACCTTCTAAAATAGAATTTGTTGAAGGGTCAAGAATTATTTCATAATTATTTGATGGTGATGATATAACTGAAATTAAACATTCATCATAAACAGAAGAATTTCCATCAATTTCACATTTAATTGTTGCCATACCCGGAGAAATAGTTGTTACCAATCCAGATGAATCAACTCTTGCAACCAATAAATTATCGCTTGACCATGCTACAGATTTATCAAAAATAATTCCATTTATTTTAACTTCAGCAGATAAAGAAAATGTTTGACCATTTTCTATACTTATAGAATTTTTATTTATTTTTATTGTATAAATATCTTCAAATGCATCAGCCACACCATTTACAAAATCATCCGTTGTTGGATTACTTTGTCCAACAGTCATTGTTAATTTTAATAATCCTGTACTTGAATTATCACTTGTTTTTAAATTATTGTAATTATCTATACCCCCACCCATTATTTTATATCCAACCCAATTATCAGTATTTCCAAATAGAAATCTTTGACTTGGCTGAATTTTATTCGTAGTTTCATTGAATTGTGTTACCACTTCTATAAAACCAGATGGTAAAACTAGAGAAGAACCAGCGGTACTATAATCTCTATTTTGTTTAATATCGTAATTAATTGAACAAGGTGATGTTAGTATTGCTCCAGTTTCAGGGTCAATCCATTTCAAAACATTATTACATCTTTTGACAACGGATGAAGCGGCAAGATTTTTAATTCCTTCACTATTAATAACTATCCAATAATTATCATCAAAAAGGTACATATATCCAACATTGGAAACATGGTCTAAATTTTGAAATAATATTATTTTATAATCATCTCCTAGATGTTGTCCTGTTCTAGTATTAATAGCATGATTCACTCTTACATCTATATCTACAAAGTTTTTTGACATTGTAGGAAATTCTTCTTTAATAGTGTACCAATCAGTAGATGTTTTAAATTCCATATCTAAATTTTTTTGAAAATCATTTGAAAAAGAATTTTTAGGGGATTTTTGAATTGGCATGGATGCGTTTAAAAAATCATAAGGCATAATTACCCCACAAAATTTCCGGCAAACCATGATGCCCAATCAAGATTTTTAAATCCATAGTCCACCATTGCCTGAGAACAATCTTCATTTAATTTATCATATGAAGATTTTTTTGCATTTAAATTATTTGCTTCTGCAAATGTTTTAAAATCATCATCTTGAACATGAAGTCTCATTTGTAAAATGTCATTAACTTCTTTGCCAAGCCATTCTTTTACCATGAATTTTGATAATATTATTTTATTTATTTCTGTCATGATGAAATTAAATTCTTTTGAAGAATCATTTCTATCTGATAAATTTTGTGTACAAGGGTCAAATCCTCTTGTTGCTAAAATTAAAAATCCTGTAAGATATGTTTCAAAATTTGAAATACCAGTTGTTGGTGTATTATATAAATCAATTAATCTATAGTCTGATAATTGTTGCATAAAGAGGTCAAAGATTTCTGAAAACGAAGTTCCCATATTTCCTCCTTATTATATTAAAAATACAATTCCCGTTATGTAACAGGAATTGCATCTAATGCTTTAGCTTCTTCAGCTAATTTTGATAAATCTGTTCCACTTATTTTTGAAATTTGTGAAATGATATTTAAATCTAATTCATTTACTTTCATTTCTTGCACAAGCATCGAATCTATATTTTCTCTTTGTGCTGGAGTTGCGCTTTGATAAAGTTTTACAGCCAATTTGGAATCACAATTAAGAATTTTTTCAATCATTGATTTAGAAAGAATATTTGCATACATGTCATTAAGTCCATGTTTTCTGATAATTTTTTCATTTAATATATAAAAATATCCTTTTTCCATGAAACTTCTATAATTTTCCATAACACTAGCTAAATCATTATATAGAATTCTTTTTACTTCACCAAAATCATTAAAAGAAAAACGCTTTCCTTTTCCTGATGGTTCTGTACTAAGATTTAATTTTCCGGGATATAAACTCATTACTTCAATATATGAATCTAAACGAAACTCTAAATCTTCTTCTTGATTTCTCAATTTTTCATTTTCCAATTCAATTCTTGCTAATTTTTCGACCAAAGTTTCTTCAACTTTAGTTGTTGGTTGTACTTTTTTTTCTGTAGCCATTTCTCCTCTTTATATTTATAATTTGAATTTTTTATTTAGGGAATGTTCTATAATTAAATAAAACATTCCCTAAATTTTATATTATTATTTTTATAGAAATAATAAAAACTATGGTAATGTCATAACACCGGCAATTGCATTTGTCGCAATACCAGATGCCCAACTCTTCATAAGAGTTGCATTTTGGTTAAGATTTGCATTAGCAAAATTATTATCAACATTTGCCAATGTTGTTCCTTCGATAACTAATTTTACAAGTTTATTCGCTGATGGAGAAATCACATACAAGCGAGTATCATCTAAAACTAGGCTAAAAGGTGTTGTCCAATCAGCTACTTGTGGTAATGCCATTACATCATATGTTCCCATAGTGTTAATATAACCAATACGAACATAATCTGATTCCAAAGTATATCTGTAATTTGCATCTGCCGGTAAAACACTCAATAGAGCGACTGGAGTTCCAACAATAATGGCTTTATTTCCACCATTCCATGCAGAAACCTTTTGAGCCAAAGTGATTAAATCAGATTGACTATATCCAGCGTACTTCAATTTTGCATTGCCTGAAGATGTAAGATTTGTCATAGCAGTATTGAACGTAGTATAAACATCTCTTGTCATTTCTGATTCAAGTGAACGAATAACTTTTGTTACAAAATCTCCCAATGATTCTTTTCCGGCCAAAACCTTGTAAAGAGAAACTTGTGTTGATAATTCACGCATTACAGGAACAAGTGTAACTTGTCCTTCAAATTGCTTATGAATTTCTCCGGTTCTCATGCCTTTACCAGCTTTTGAAACCACAAATAAATCACGAGGTTTAATATCGAATGAAGCAGAATCTCCCCAATCAAGTGCTTTTACATCAGTATAAATACCAATACTATCAATTAATGTATCTGGAAGAACCATATCAACAAGAGCGTTGATAACAGCAAAAGTAGCCCATTTAACCATAGGGTTACTAATCCATTGTTCTAAAGGAAGTTGTTCAAAATGAGCAACACCTGCATGGCGTAAAATTTCACGCTTCAAGCTTGCATTCATTTGAGTTTCTTTTTCATCAAACGTAATTGTTGTTCCATCTGGACGATTACGTTGAAAATCATATTGTTTTCCATTGTTCTTGTTTTGCATTGAACGATAATGGTTGTAATAGTCCAAAAATGATTTATATGGACTTAAAAATGTTTCGCCTCCGGCGAATTGTATAACTTTATTAGTAATTTTCATTATATTTTTATCCTCCTATATCTATAGTATTACGCAACAGCCACAACTTCAAACAAGTAGGCAGTAACACGTTGTGTATCAATTCCGCCTGTACCAATAGAAATATAGTCAGTTGAAATTAATTTTAAAGTTAAACCTGAAACAGCACTAGCCGCCCAAGTTAATTTTTGAGCCGCATTTGTTGCAACAACAAATCCGTTTGATGATTTTGTTCCAGCAACAGCATCGGCACTCATCAAAATTAAGTCACCCATTACTGGTTGAAACACTGAAAAAATATCCCCAATTTCATTTCTGAAATTTCTTGGGTCAGGGTCTAATCCCTTATATTTTGAACTTCCAGAAACAGTTACAACAACTTCTGGTTCATAAGCCATCCATAGATTAACTAAATCACTAGTAGTAGGTGCAGTAATAACCCAAACTTCACCTTCACCAGTTGTAGTAGATTTTGTTAGAAGATTTCCAACACTACCATTTTCATAAGCACTAGCACTTACAGCGGCACGATTATATGAATCAATGTTTAAAGCCGCAACTTTTGTTTGTACGATTACTCCGTATGCCATAATTTATCTCCTTTTATTCCCATAATTTTTCTTGCTTTGGTTTTCTTTCAGAAAAAGGAAGTTGCATTCTTATAATGTCATCTTTTTCCTTATCTTTACTTCCAGCATAAACAAATGCCTTTGCTTTTACCATATTTGTATAAGAATCCATATTTTCTAAACTAAATTCTAAAGACAAATTGCGGCATTTTTCAATTTCTGCATCTGGCATTCCAACTTCCATCGCTTCATTTAAAACTTTTTCTACTGCAAAACTAAATTTTTCCAATTCTGAATTTTTCTTGTATTGTTTTAATTCTACATTTTCTTTTGACATTTCATTGATTGTTGCAGAATCTTTTGCAATAGCCAAAGATGCTTCCTTAACAAAATTAATCATTGAATTAGTAATATTTTTTAATTTAGCATCAGAACCTTTTGCAATTTCAACAGCGCAAGATTCAAGTAAACTATAGAATACACTTTTATTCTTATCTTTTTCAGACATTTGACGATATGTTTTTGTTTCTGATTCTAAAAATGAAAGAATTGCTTTTACATCAAGATTTTCATTCAATGACATATTTACATCTTCTTTTTCTTCTGCGTCAGAACCAACTGTTGAATCAGCATAAGATTCTTTTACATCACCCTTATCTCCCTCTTTTTTATCTTCTTTTTTTTCTTTTTCAGGAGTTTCTTTTTTTTCTTCTTCAGGTGTTTCTTCTTTAGCAAAAGTTCCATCTTCTTTTGACATAACTTCTGTGTCTGTCATTTCTTCTTTTGACATAACTTCTGTGTCTGTCATTTCTTCTTTTGCCATTTCTTCTGTCTTATTTTTATCGGCCATATTATTTACCTCCATTCCCAAGTAATTATCTTCTTGAAATTCAGAAGACATTTTTTCTTCATTTGGCTTATCTAAGCCCATTTTCTCATAAATCTTTAGTATTTTTCCAACCACACCAGATTCATTTTGACCTCTTGCTCTTTGTAAAGCGGCAGAAAGACCATAATGATTATAAACAAGAGTATTATTTTTTAACTCCATAACTGGATATTTCAAATGTTCACTTGGGGCATCTTCCCACCCATTTTCAACAAGCATATAAACATCATTAACTAATGATTTGTAATTGCTTGCATTTAAAATCTTATTTCTAAGAGATGTTTTATCTACATTTCCCCATGCATCTTCACTCATTGATTCTTTTTTTTTGTCAATTTTTAAAACTTCACCAGAACCTAAATCTTCTGAAGAAAATTCAGACATTTTTTCTTTCTTTACCCAATGTCCATCTTTTACTTCATGTGTTTTTTTAAAACTACTAATTGCAATTGCCCATCCATTTTTATTTTTATCTGTTCCTATAGATTCGGCTTGTTTTGCAATAGCATTGGCTTGGCTTAAAGTAATTGGGGGATTGATTCCTTTTAATGCAGGATTTGCATCTTTTAAACTAGCGTAAGGCATAGTAATATCACCTTTCTTTTCATAACTTGAAATCTTATCATCAATATCAATTAATTTATTTATCACTTCTTTTACTTCATTTTTCAAAATTGAGAAATCAGATTTATATTCAAATTCTTCTTTATAGATTTTTTCATATTCTTCATTCTCTTCTTTTGCAAATGAAATCATTTGTAAATTTGCACCCGGAGATGCTGGAGTTGTAAAATCTCCCAAAACACAAATAGCAGTATATGTAAAATCTAATAAATTTAATAAACCATCTTCTGTTTCATTATAGTCATTGACTTCTAATTCAACTGAAACTGATTTATTTTTCTTTCCAGATTCTTGAAATACTTGCATAAATTTTGGAGCATATTTTTTCCATATTTTTCCAAATACATTTAAAGAAGTTCTACCGTCTGGTAAAATTTCAAATTCTGCACTATCTGGCATTACAAATCCAGAAATAATAGGAATATCAGAATGTCCTCCAAAATCTCTCAATCTATTATCATATTCAAAAATTATTGGTTTTTCATATAATGTTGGAGCAGTTCTTTTTAATGTCTCAACATCACAAACTGTATCATGAAGACTTTTTCCTGTTGAAAATGCTTTAATTTTTGCTGTTGCAAATTGACTGTCTGGTGATTCATATATAATATCAACACTTTCAATTTCAAAATTTAATTTCTTATTTACCAAGTAAATCACCTCCTATATTAAAAAAGATTTTTTGTTATTTTGTAATAAAATGGAATATTTTCTAAAACTTCCTTTAATAAATCAGTATTAGCAAAATACCATTCCCCATTTTTACCTCTACCAAAAAGAGGAATATTTTTTGAATTTATAAGCCAATTGGCAATAATACCATTTGTTTTATATAATTTATTCTCTTTTATAATGTCAGGGTTAACTACATACATGATAATCTTCCTTTAAACAAAAACTCTCTTTATTACAAGAGAGTTGTTTTTAATATATTTTCTATATTATCAAAATTCCAATACGGAATCCTAATAAGTTTTATATCATTATCTTTACAATATTTTGTTTTTATTTTATCATTTTTCTTTGTTTTTTTAAATTCTATTGGTTTATTGAATTTATCTTTATAATGAAGAATTCCATCATATTCTATTAAAATATTTAATTTTGAAATATAAAAATCAAATGAAAGAATGCGAATATTTTTGCAATTTTTAAAACCTTTATATTGTGTTTCAAATTTTATGTTATTATTTAATAAATATTCTGATATTCTTTTTTCACCTTTTGATGAAGCACAATTTGGACAATTTTTTCCAGAAGTTCTATTGGAAATTTTACATATCCATTTATATCCACAATCTTTGCAAATCCAATTTTTATATTTATGTGAACCTATTGTAAAATCCTTTGGAATTCCAGTATTTTTATCATAATTCCATTCAGAAGAAATTTCTGGAAATTTTATTTCCAAATTATTATGATTTCCATTTATTCTCCATAAAGTTTTACATTTACATAAACCTCTTCCTGAACGAATATAATCAAAACATATGTAAAATTCTTTTTTACAATTATTGCATAAAAATTTTAAATTCTTTTTTTCTGTAGAAATATATTCTCCAGAAATATATGTTATAAGAATATTATTATTTTTTATATATAGTAAAACATTATATAAAGAATAAGGATTATATTTTGCAAACTCATATAATTTACAATTTCTTTTTATTTGAGTTTTAAAATTGGTAAATGTTGTACTATATTTATATCCATATTTATCTATAATATTTAAATAATCTTTTGTTGTATTATATTTTTTATCAATCAAAAAATAATATTTATTTTTTTCTATGATTGATTTTACTTCTTGATATGAAAATTTTCCCATATATCATCTCCTATAATGATTCCTAAAAATAAATTGACGGCAGGACATTTAGGAAATGTCTTTTCAGTTCTAGTTACCTAGCCGTCAAAAATATTATACCACAAAATCTTTATTTTGTCAATATAAATTATCCAATAGTTAAGAATGTTAATTCAAGAATTTTAGTAGCATCGAATGTTCCTGCAACTGCATAAATTGAACCTTCTAGGGTTGTTGCCGCTGTCACTGTGCCAGCATCTACAGAACCATTAAAATCTTTTGATAAAACATTATTTGTGTTATCAATAATAGAAGGAAATCCAACTTTATTACCAACACCAATCGAAACTGTATCTGTCAATCTGTTACTTAATGACCTTATTACAAGGCGGATAGTATTTTCATGCTATCTCTGCAATTTTATATATTGTTGCAGTTCAGACTATATATTCACGCTTAAAATAAGCGGGATGAGTTCAGCATTTATATTACTATAAATGCCCCGTAGTCGTTAGAGGTTCTTTTGTTTTTTATATAAAAGTCTTCCTACGGTCTTGTCCATTTTTGGATTTTAACCGTTATACTCATCTTCTAATTAATTTTTATTTAATCCATATATTACTATATGTTCAGGCAAAATTTACCTGCATGTGTTTCGGCGGGAAGGTCTACCGATGTAATTGTTGCGAAAGCTTTTACGCCCAAAACTTCAGTTGCTCCATTCAAAGCAATTGTGTCAGTAATTGCTGTGCCAGCCATATTTGTTCCATTAACTGTGACGTTTCCAACATTACCAGACGCATTTCCCTTTATTGTTGCAATTCTTGGAAAGTCTGGATTTGTAAATGTTCCAGTAGCATATCCAACTTGCGCTCCCGATGTCAACGCAATTGCCGCATGAACATAAGTTGCAGTTCCAAGTGCTGGAGTTGTTGAATATTTAAGTGTATTTACTGGTGAAAGAGTTCCAGCACCAGAAAGGGATGCTCCACCCATTATCAAAGTTCCCAACTGTGCCCTTTGAGATGCCGCATTCATATTATTTAAATCAGAAATTCTTTTAGCTGTAACAGTAGTCATATTTTAAAACCTCCTAATTAAGTCATTATTTTGTCTAAATATTTTTAGACGGTAAAGAAATAATATTATTTGACAAAAATAATATTCAAACCATTTTATTTCCAATAGCTATCTGCATTCAATTCATAAAATTTTTGAAATGAATAAGATTTTTCATCTTTTATTTCTTCACCAAACCAATAAGGAATCATAAATTCATTCATTTCTTTTTCAGAATAAAATTCAACTTCTACAATTATATCTCCATCTTCAAAATAGTCAATTGTAGCAGTTTGATAAATTCCTCCAGAACCAGTATTAACCGTTGGTAAAGTAATAAAAACTCTCTTTTTTTTAATTGGTATTTTTCCAATAAAATCAAATATTCTTATATATTGATTTTCTGTAATTTCAGGTTCAATTTCTTCTCTCACTCCATCATTTAAATTGTACTTTGTACAATGAGTATAAACAGTATATTCTTCTCCAATCATTTTTCTTATTCTGTTAGAAGGATAAGATTCATCATTAGAGTTTGTATAAACATCTTCAATATCCACATTTCCTGAAATACATTCAGCAGGAGGTAATTCTTTTAGCTTCCATCTTCTTTCTTTTTCTAACATAAATCCTCCTTTTATAAAACAAATGGGTTTGGATGTTCATTTGGTTGTAAAATTCTAATTCTCCATTTAGGAAGATAATTTTTATTATTTCCCACAGCAAAAATTGGAATTATTGAATTATTAATATATTGTGGAAATGGGTCTGATTTATTTTCCCTATATTTACCAGTCCATTGACTTCCAGTTGGATTGCTAGAAGTTGATTCAAATAGATTTCCATTTTTATCAATCCATATTTCAATTCTTACTGAATTTGATGGTCTATAAAACATATACCAATTATCTATTAAATTATATTGTTTATAATTTCCCAAACAATCAATAGCATCAAATTCCCAACAATCTTCTCCAGAAATTCTTTTTTCTCCAGTTATCTTTAATATAGTTCCACCACAAGCAGACGGTTGTAATCTCATATTTTCATTATCTAAATTTTTTTCATTCACATAATCAGCATTAGTATCACTACCATATCTATTTGTTATAAACCTATCCCCCTTCATTAATGAACTCCAAGAATATTTTGCTTGTTGTTCTGTAATGCTTGGAGATAATGACCAACATAAATTATGCATCCATAATTGAATATCTTCTGTCATGTCAACATAATCATCAATAATAAATCTGGCAACAGCAGGAAGACCCTTAATTCCTCTAGGTGCTTCATTTCTTGTTGGACGACTCACATGAAATCTGAGTTTTGAATTTGTAACAATATAATCAGGCCATTGTTGGTCATAGTCAAGATTTACAACTCCAAAAATATTATTGTTTTGATTATTTTCTATAATAGAATAATAACTTTCATTTTCATATTCAACTGTTATTTTCATGACTATATCTTTGTAAAATCAGTTCCAACATATATTCCCCCATCGTTTTCAACTGTAACTTTTTTTGGTTTATAAGGGTCACTTGTTGAAACAACAACTTCTTGAACATAGATAATATTTGTATATCCAAGAAATCTTGGAACATAATAATTATTTGGTAATTTAATAAAATCTATTGTATAATTTATATTATTAATTTTTTCTATATTTGTAGTTACAACGTCAGAACTAAAAGTATAACCAATTGGCAATTCTGTTTGAGTATTTGTTTCAAACATACTTGCTGTCAATCTTGGTTTTACGGGATTTATAATTTTATAATTCATATAGTTCCTTTCTATCTTTTAGATATGTTAGTTGTTATATATTTATTATCACTATATTCAACTGTTATTTTTTTTATATTATTATTTGGAATTGTTCCAGGAGGAATTGTTGTTTTATTTTTTATTCTAAATCCTAAAATATTTGCAACTCTTCTTAATTTATATCCGGGATAACGAATAACATCATCTTCACCAGATGGTTTTCCTATTATTTTCACAATACCATTATCTCGAATTGCCATAGTGGTACTACCACCACCATCATTCATATACGCCATATAACAACCTAATTTTAACATTATTTTTGCAACATCTTGAAAATTTAAACCTTCTTTACTATAATAATCTCCACCATCCACAACAAAGAAAAATATTGTTTTTCCATCTTCTGAATATCCCCATGCTGTTCTTGCTCTAATATCATCTATTGCTTTATTAATTGGAACAATTATTCCATTAATAACCAACCTGTTAGGATGAGAAATTGCATTCCATATTGACGATGGACGAACAAGAGATAATTCATTATTTTTACCTATGTAAACAGGTTCTTCTATTCCAAATTTTCCATATACATTTCCTTCACTTGAAGCATATCCTGCAATCGTAGTTGAAATAAATCCATCTCCATTGATTGCAAAATCTATATTAAATGCATCTAAATAATCAGGAACATATTTTCTTGCTTGAAGTTGAGGACTCACATATAGTTCAATTTTATCAGAATCAACTTTCATAAGATGATATGTTGCTTTTCCATAGGAAGTATAAGTTTCATATTTCTTATAATTAATTCCATCATAATATTGTTTTTCTTCCAATAATAAATCTTCTGTTGGAATTGGATTTATGTTTATTTGAATATTAAATCTTTTTATCAAAGATATTTCATCTCCATTATAATAATTCAAATCAACAGATGAACTTTCAACTCCATATAAACTTCCAATTCCTTTATCTGTATATTGCCAAAATAACCAACCCTTATCTTTCCAAGTATCGGGAATTGCAGGTTGTGGATTATAAGACGCTATCCATAAAGGATATTGATTAAAATATATATTTTCGCTTGATGGAACATTATCTTTCCAATAGTAGAAGTTCGTATAAATTCCAATTTCTTTATTTCCTACTAAAATTTTTAAATGTTCAAGAAAAATTTTCCAATTTTCCCATCCTTTGAATTGACCACCATAATCTTTTTCAACATCTATAAACATTGGTAGTTCACCAAAATCACCGTCAAAAACACTCATATATAATTCAGCTTGTGTTTTTGGGTCAATTCTATCATCATAAAACCAATAACTTCCACGAGGAAGATTTGCTCTTTTAGACATTGACCAGTTATATAGAAAATCAGGGTCTTTCCATATATTTTGTCCAGCCCTTACAATTGTAAATTTAGCATTTTGTGACATTATTGAAAAATCTATTTGTCTTACTGTTTCATCATTATCATTATATAAATCAACATCAGTCCCTATAAGATAAGTCATAATTCTCCTATCTTTATATCAAATATCCAAATACATCAATATCAACTGTACAATCAGATGTTGTTCCAGTAGCTATTGATATTTCAAAACTATCATTTGAAATTAAATTTTGAAATTTTGTATTATTTGTATCTAATATAATAAAATCTGTTTCTGGAGTTGTCAAAGAAGATAAATCTACAGATTGTTTCCAATTTGTAAAATTATATTCAGTTCCACCAGCCATAGAAGCAGAAGGATTTCTAATAATAACATGTGTTATATATCCGGTTTTTCCAGAAGGAACAATATATAAACTATTATTTCCGACTGTTTTCATATCAACACCTTCAGATGTTGATAATTTTGTCATTGCTATTGTATTTAAATTTGCCATATTTATCCTCCTAAAAGTTAAAAACTATTTGTCCATCATAAGTTACGACATCTCCATCATAAATTACAGCGGAGGATAAATTAAAATTAAAATCAAATGGTTGTCCAGAACTAATCAAAACATTATATTGATTTTCATTTAAAGTAATAATTACATCTAAATTATCAGTAGGAGTAATAATTGGATTTATTGTCATATTAAACTCCTAGAATATTAAAATTTCCAGCCAAAATAGTTCTTGTATAAACTGTTATTGGAGTAATTTCTTGTTTTGGTGTATTCCAAACAAATTCCCATTTATATTTTTCTGATGCAATAGGAAGAGATTCAATAGAATCTTTTGAAATAAAAAAATGTAATTTACCAATAGATAAATCGGTTTCAGTTATAACAATAGGTATTATTGTCAAAGCTGTTCCAGAAGGAATAATGTTTGCTGTAAAATCATAATTTGTTAAATCAATACCAAAATCTGCATCAAAAGATAAATCATCTCCTAATTGCATTGTTAAATCAAGTTTTCCAGAATTTTGTTTTAAGTCAGTCACATTATTTTGCCTCCTTTATTTTATTGATAAAAGACATGTTTCATTAACCTTTTGCTATTCCATGAACAAAACCAGTTCCAGCAGTTAAAGCAACCGTACCTTTTATTTGCACTTTATAGTATCTGTAAGGTGCTGGTGAAGCAACATAACTACTTGTTGCTAATGCAGAAACAGTAATTGGTGAACCAACAATAATAGCATCACTAAAATCAGTATCATTTGCCGCTACAACTTGCCAAGTAATAGAATTTGCAATATCTGTATTTTGAATAGTATAAGCCATAACAGAATAATTTAATGCATCTATTCCTGAACCAACAACATCAGCATAACTATTTGTTGATAATTGAGCAACAGGAGAAACTTCTAATGATGCATTGCTAAAACTTCCGCTAACTGAAACTACTTGATTACTAGGTAAAACAACTGGAAAACTTGCGGCGGATGTTTTTTGACCCAATGATGTTGGCATTCTTTCAAAAGCCCATTTCACCAAACCTCTTAATTTTCCACTTATTGTACCGCTTGTATCGGTAATAACAGCAGAATCGGCAACCGCCCCCTGAGTCGCATCTCCTCCGTTTGCAATTTCCACTTGTCCTATTGTTATAGTTCCGGTACTAACAGAAACAGGAAGACCATAAACAGACAGAGTTAAATCCTCTGCAATTATTCTCCAAGTTCCATCGTCTATCATGAATATTGTTCCACCAATTATACTTGCTCCAACGATTGTGTCATTATCAATATCCGATGTTTCAGCTATATATGTGGGAACATTATTCTTTGAAATTAATTTTAATGTCATATTTTATTGCCTCCTATTTTCCAGCGTTTCCGCCATCTTCTCTTGTTTGAGAACCGCTATCAGTTAATTTAGATGTTGGTTTTGTTGGACGACCTTTTGTTTTAGTTGTTGAACTATCTCCTCCACTATCGGCTGGCATTTGCGCCCCCATAATAATTGGAGTTAATCCATCTACAAAATTATTTATTTTAGTCATCGCCAATTGACGTTCAAAATGATGAGGTAATTGACCCAATGCGGCCGCTATTTTTTGCATATTTACTATACCATATGACATCATATCTTTTTGCATATTTAATCTTTCTTCTCTATTGGTAAAGAAATTTGTACCTTCAAGAAAAAATTTAAATTTTGTTTTTGTTTTTTTATTGATTTGATATTCCAAGAAATCAGAAAAATAAGGATAAATATGTTCCATCAAATATTCATCAACGTTTATTGATAATTGAGATTCAACAGCATTATTTTTATCTAAAGTAAATATTAATCTAGAATTTACACCAGATGAAGCAGTAGTTGTTTTCAAAAATTCTTCATAAAATGGAGTTCCTAATGGAAAATCAATTGCTTTCATATCTTCAAGAGGAGCCGCACCTACTTTAATAGCTTCTGATAAGCCCGATTTTAATAAAGCAAGAAACTTTCCTAGCAAATCAGGACTAACAGCAACACTATCTTTAACAACTCCACCTTTAACATCTTTATTTAGCATTGGGATTTTTCCTAAAACTAATTTACTTGCACTTGCAATATAAGCATTTGTTTGTAGTTTACGAATAACTGGTTGTAAAACTACATCTGAAAACATAGGAGCAAGAAAAGGAATTCTTGTTGCTAATTCAGGATTAAATTTGAAACACCAAAAACCATCTTTAGGACTTGTTTGAGTCCATAAAACCCATGAACCAGTTCTTCTATCAACTGGATTTGATGGATTATACTTTTTATAAGATTCATTTTCTCCATAAACTCTATTATAAAGAGATTTAAAAATTCTAGGAAACATATTTATATCAACACCGGGTTGAATAAAATATAATATATCAAAATCAAAAAGCAATCCATAATCCCATCTACCAGTAATTAAACAATATTGATGATTTAATTCTTGAAGCGTATATCTATCACCTTCATCTCTCAATACCGAGAAAAATGCTTCTTGTCTAAGCATTTGTCTAATTGCTGTTCCAAATTCTTTTTTAATATCAAATTTATCTAAGAAATTGTTTACTATTTTGACATCTTTTTTATATTGTTTTAAAAATTTTGCATCTTCAAAATCAACATCATCTCCAATAGGAACATAAGTTAAATCAAAACTTAACATTCCAGAAAGATAATATAAAACTCTTTTATATACCATTGATGTTAATTCAAAAAATTCAGAATATCCAACTAATTGTTCTTCATGTTCTTTTGGATTTAATAATGCCGCATCTATTTTATCGGCTGTTGCCATTTGTGGTGACATTGAAACAGCTTGCAATTGTTGATTAACTAATTGAGGGGTATAAACATTTCCATATAAACTTGATGCAAATTGTAAAACATCCCAAACTTCTTTTTCTGACAATAAAATATCATCATTCTTAACTTTTATAATATCTGTTGATTTTTTTGATGATGATTTTCTAGTTATTTTTTTTGATTTTGTTCTTGCCATTTTTCTCCTCTCTGTTAAACTACCATAATACTATTGAGAAATTCTTCATCAGTATTTCCGGTTTCTTTTAATAAATCGTTATCTAAAAATCCAACGAAATAATTTGCATATGAAACACAAGTATAACGGTCTTTTCTTGCTCCATCAGGTTCTTTTAATTTAATGTATCCTGCTTCTAATTTCATAGAAAGATTGACACACTCATTAATAAACAAACTTGTTTGAATATATGGATGAAGAAAGAATGCTTTTATAGTTATATCATCATTATCTATTATTTTTTTATAAGTTTTCATTAAATATCCATCTGCAACTGTTTCTTCAACTAAAAATGAAAACATTTTTTTCTTTAATTTATCTCTAAATGCCACAGCAATTTCAGAATTTAATTTTGCAGATGCAGAAATTGGAAATATATTTTCTTTAGCATTAATAGCCAAAGTACGTCTTGATAATTCTTCATAAACATCATCAGAAATTCCAATATGTTTCATAACTGTCATTGCTTCGTATTCAATATTTCTTTCATCATCTTTTGTTATATTGCCTAATTGGTCAAAAATACTTATACCAGCGTTTGCTATATCAAGCACAATATAATCAGCATTAAAATCAAAATAAATTTGTTTCAATCTCAATGTTTGAAAAACAGTATTTTTTCCAGAATGACTTTCCATATAATATAATTCTCTGTGATACCCAACACTCGTTGGTAAAAGTCTAATGCAAGAAATAATTGTTAAGTCATTACTTCTTCCCGCACGAGTAGCAACATCACAAGATATTAAACGGATTTCTCCTTCAATTCTTTGGATGTCAAATGGATTTTCTTTCTTATTATATTCATCTTTTCTTTGAGGATAAAATGCTTTCTTTATATCTCTATTTTTTGCAAACATTGACATTTTAAAATAAGCATCTCCAGCTTCACCAGCAGGTATATTAAGATATTCTAATTGAAATGGAATTTCTTCCATTGTTTCTTTATCATTTTCAACCTGTTTTACTGTTTTTATTCTGTGATGAATAGCAGTTAAATAATCTGTGACAAAAAAACCAGAATCTTTTCCAGATAACATTTGTTTTATTGTAATCAATGCTTCTTTATACCACCATCCAGAAACAAAGTGTGCAGATGTAATGTGCATTTCTTTTGCTTCTTCGGGAGGAATAATATGATATTCAATATTTTGATTATATGGTGTTGGTCTAACATAAGCAAATGGTTTGATGATACTATCTAAAATATCCTTATCTACCAATCTACTTTCTTCTACTATAATAAATGTTGCTCTGTGACCCCTCGCACTTTCTTTACTTGCCACAACTACAATATTACTTCCATTATGAAATATTACTTCATGTTTATTTTGTCCAGATGTAATACTTAAAATTTCTCTTGCTATATTTGGATAATTATTATTTAAACTTTGTATTTTTTCGCCTATAATAATACCAGCTTGTGCCATAGTGGAAGAAACAATAACAACTGTGCTTCCGGGATATAGTACACAACGAACTATCGCATAAAGTCCAATTAACCAACTTTTTCCAATACTTCTTGATGCAACAGTAAAAAATTTATCTTTTATTCCCATTGCCCATATCCAGACAATTTGAAATGGATATAATTTTACACCAAAATAATGTTCTACAAAACGATGAGTATTGAGTCTATAAAAAGTAACCCAAGATTTTAATCTATCTTTTCTTTCTTGTGTTAATTCTTTTTCTTTTTTCATAACTCTTGGTTTTTGAAATAAGTTTTTACTTCTTGTATTTTTAAAATATTCTTGAGAATAATTTTTTATTTTTCCCACCATAATTATTTTTCGCTTTCATTTTCAGAATCATTTAATTCAATTTCTGTTTCATTATTTTCGCCTGATTTTATAACAAAATCTCTTGAACGAGTAATAAAATTTTTTATAGGTCTAACAATAAAATTTTCAAAATATTCATTTATATTGTCAACGTCTTTAAATAATTCTCTATTTTCATTCCACCATTCGGCTGGTTCTTTTTGTTCAATATCTTTTATCCAAACTCCGAATGCTTCTTGATTTTTTCCAGAAGATGCAACATTTTGTTTGGCAGGGTCTAATGCCGCTGTTTTCAAAATCTCTTGCAATTGTTTTTGTAATTTAGAAACATCTAAATTTTGAACTCTCTTATTTCTAATTGCTAATTGGGTAAAACATATCTCCCTAATCATAACAATATCTGAATTTCCACCAATTGAATTATCTTCTTTCCATCTTGCTAATTCTTTTTCTAAATATTCATAATCTTCAAAACTTAAACCTTCGCCCCAAAAATCATTTAAATATTCTTGAAAATCTTCAGATTCATTAGAAATTTCATCGTTATTAATATTTTTAGTAAATCCATTATATTCATATTTTCCTGATAATGAAGGATTTAATTTTAATTGTTTTCCTAAATGTGATTTATATAATGAAAATAAATTTTTACTCAATACTTTATCACCCAATGTTTCCATATGTAACTCTAAAGAATCTATAACAGATTCCATATATGCAACATCAACAATTTGACATGTTTTATGGATTGCTTCTTTTAAATCCATATAACTATTTTTTAAACAACCTTCAAATATTTCTGAAATACAAAGTTTACAGATAGACATAAAATTATTTGAATCTATATCTAAATTGACAGCAGAATAAAATTCTGTTGATTTTTTGATTTTCATACACTTGCGGCAATAGACTCCATCAACTTCAGTTATAAGTCTTTTGCTTTTTAGTCTTGCCATTTTATATGACCTCCGAACTATTTCAGTTTAAAACAAAAAAGACTCTATAAAGAGTCTTTCAATATAGAGCTACCAGCAGAAATTGAATCCACAAGACCTAATTACAAGTTAGGCATTTTACCAGTTAAATTATGGTAGCAAAAGAAAAAATTATTTTTTTCTATTAGTTCTTCCATTTCCTTTATTTTTTGCTTTAAAAGTTGGAAGAAGAGCATCACAATTATTGCAAACATATCTAAGATTATTTGGAAAATTATTATTATGATTTCCGTCTATATGGTCAACAACAACGGGAATTTCAACATCATTCCAATTTTCTAATTCGCAAATTGAACATTTTTTATCAATATTTATTTTTCTAAAAAATCTTCTTGCTTCTTCGTCGTTCATTTCTCCAGCATTATATCTAGGTAAATTTTTTAAAAAACTATCTTTTTGATTTTTTTCAGCTTGACATTTTGTATTACAATATTTTCTATCACTTCTTCCATTTATTTTTTTACCACAATTTATACAAAAAGAATCTTTTCTTCTTTGAATATAAATTTTTATGTTTTTATTAGAATAACTTGCTCCACAACTTTGAGAACAATAAGTATTAACTCTTTTTTCATAATCAATTGGTTTATTGCATTCTAAACATAATTTTGGATTATTTTCGTATTTATTTTTTGCTTTTAATCCATTTTCAATTGTTAAATTTCTTCCAATTTTTAATTTATCATTTGCTCTTTTTCTGCTTGCTTTTGATTTATATCTTCCTGAACTTTTCATTTTTTATTTTCCCATAATCCCACAAATATAATTAAAAAGAAAGAAGCCGGGGATTCGGCTTTTCGATTGGTTCATGACTTCCAATCTATCTATCTTTTAGTTGCGCGAGCAAGAATCGAACTTGCGGCAAGAGGTTATGGGCCTCCTGTGTTACCACTACACCATCTCGCATCGTAAAAACATGTTATCATATAAACATGATTTTGTCAAGAGGTTAAAAAGGACTCTATAAAGAGTCCTCTCTAACAAATATATTTAATTTCCCCCATATTTATAATAAATAGAAACAATAAAAAATAAATTCTTAATAAATATAGAAAAATTTATTTAATTTTTTAATAAATTTTCTTTTTTAAATTTAGACAAAATATTTTTTCCATATCTATGTAAAGAACCGCATTTATCACATCTCAAAGATTCATACATTCCTTGACCTGAAGGATATTTTCCTTCATTTGTAAATTCTGTTCCCAAACAATTAGGACATTGTTTTGTTTCCAAATTATTGTGTCTGGCAAGATTTGGGTGATTTGGAATGAATCCCCTAAGTTTGTAATACAAAGTTTCTGTAGCTATAACATCACCCACATTATAAGAAAGCATCGTATTCAGGGACTTGTCATCCCCATTAGAACAGGCTATCCATAAAGGAAAACCATCATTATCAATTTTATTTCTAATACCTAATTTTTTATTTATTTCAGTTAATTTATTTGAAGTAAATCTGAAATTATTTCTAGCTACTTGTAAAGTATCTATGGTCAAATATTTTACTGGTTTTGCATACATCAAAAAATAATTATTTAAAGTTTTTCCATCATAATTAAGAAAATTATGTCCAATTATTATATCACATGAATTAACAAATTCAAATGCAGATAAAGAAATTCTTTCTGGATTTCTATTTATGGCTTCTTCTGATGTCAGAATATCTGAATATATTTTATTTGAATTCAAATATTTTCCAGCCCAACTAAGAAGACATAAATCTTCTATCATTTGTTCTCCACCTAGATATTGTTCTCTCATTCCCCATGAATAAAATTTAGCCGGTAAATTTTCTATATCCATCACGCCAATTTTAAAAGTATCAGTTTTTGCATTTACTTCAAAAAATTCTACAGGAATGGAATCCCATGTACCACAATCTTGACATTCTATTCTTTTTTTTGTTCTGGATTTATTAAATCCTCTTTGTTGAATATTTTCTGAACTACATTCTTTGCAGGTAATCAATTTTATCTCCTAATTTGGATATGTTATAAAAATACATATCCCCCTAATTACATTTCCCACATTTAGCTGGCACGACAGGACTTGAACCCATATGACGATATTAACAGTATCGCATCTTGCCTATTAGATGACACGCCAAAATTTATTTATTACAGTCAGTGTAGCAGGATTTGAACCTGCGAACCTCGCCGCCCCAAACGGCTTGCTCTACCGAACTGAGCTACACACTGATATTTATTTTTTTTCTTACAAGTCCAGTTATAGGAACTCGAATCCTAATTTGCAGGGTGAAAACCTGCCGTCATGACCTTTAGACCATAACCGGATAGAGCAGGTAAAGGGAATCAAACCCTTATCATCAGTTTGGAAAACTGAGGCACAATCAATATACCATACCCGCATTTAGGTCTATTTCTAGACCCATTTATATTCTCTAAATTCTACCACATTATGTTATTTTTGTCAAGGGATATTATTTATCAAGTTTATCTTGTTGATGAAATAATTGTCCCAAATAGTAAACACCAAAAATTGAACTAATAATCATAAATATAGGTGTTGCAATTGTCATAAAAGCATCAGTTGCATATGTCAATATCAAATATGCTCCAACACCAATTGCGGCACTTCCCAAGAACGATAAAAATTGTTTTTGGGCTGAATTATATTTTGTTTGAAACCAGTTCCATCTTTCGACTAAAAAAGATACAACGGCCACACTTCCACCACCGAAAGCAAGAAATTGCAAAAATCCAATTAAAGTTATATTCATTTTTCCTCCTATTTTTTAAAACATTATTATGAAACCATTATTGTATAATTTCTCGGTACAAGACCACCAGCATTTCCCGATGTATAAGTCCATGTTATATCAGGATAAATTTTTACATGCTCCCATTTTTGCCAATCATAAGGATATGTTGGATATGTTGGATATGTTGGATATGTTGGATAAACATATGGTCTATCAACATAAATAGTTTCTTTTTCTGGTTGAATGCCCAACAGATTAGTCAAAGCTTCTTGTAATTCTATTGCTTGTTCAACCGTCAATTCAGCTTCTTTATTTCCTATCTTTATTGTTATTTTAGATATTTGTACATCTTTATTCATTTTTAAATCTCCTTAATATTAATAAAAAACCAATTTTATCAAGGTTTTATTTCTGTAGTTTGTTCTGAAACTTCTTCTATACTTTCAGATTCTTCGTTTTCATCATTAAGCATATGATACATTCTATGGTCGAATTCTGCTTCGGCTGTTTCACTTGTAAGAGCAAGTGTTTCTAAAATAACCATTCCGGCTTTTGCCATAAGTAAAGGGATATTGTCAGACATGAATCCTTGAGGCCATGATTCTTCGCCAAAATTTGCTTCACACCATGTTTCTAAAGTTTGAGCTAAATCTGATTCTAATTTTGGATGTAACATTATTTATTCTCCATTTCTGAAATCGCAATATCATTTGCTTTACTTTTAATTTTTCTTTTTTCTGGACTTCTCAAAAGGTCACGTAAATTTTGACCCAATTGTACTACTGCACGTTTACCGGCAGGAAAATCTTGGTAAATTGTTTTTCCTTGTAAACGACTTTCTCTTGCATTTACACCTTTTCTAGCTGGTAAAATTTGTATATAAAGATGCATTAAGCCTCTAATATCTATATCAATTCCGTTTTCAATTGATTCGGCAAATATGTCTTCAAATGTTTTCAGAAATATTTTTGCATCATTGACTGTAAAGCTTCCTCGTTCGGCAAGCATTTGTATAAATTGGTCACGGTCAATAAAATTTGTATTTTTAGTCATTTTTTACTCTTCTCCTACCAATATATAATGGGGTACTTAACTTTCGCCATTTTTCACAAGTCTTTTTTTAGATTCGAGTTTAATTTTATTTAAATATGTTTTATAACATTCTATACAAAAATCATGTTTTTTAGATTTTACTATTTCTTTTCCACATTCTACACAAAAATATTGTATAAAAGAAGTTATATTGTTTATATCTGTAATCACCATAAAATGTTTTCCTTTATCATCGGCAAAATTCAGTTTAAAACTTTTATCACTAAAAAGATTTGTTTCGATAAACCCTCTAATACCATCTAATTCATATTTTATTCTATTAGATTCTTTTTCTGTAGGATGAGAAAATCCAGCAAAATATAATACAAAATTGAAATCCATATTTAAATAATAAGCATGACTTTTTCTTTTTATTTCTTTTATTCTAGCCGTAGAAAATTTTTGAAGTCTAGCCAAAACTATCATGGTAAAAAGAATTCGATATAATTTATGAGGTAATTTTTTTATTTTTTCTATTTCAGAAACATAAACTGGTATATTCATTGTTCCCGATTTTAATTTATACATTTTTGATTTTCTTATGGATTTATTTATCATGTTTTGATAAATAACAGGATTGAAATATTCATCCTCATTCTTACAAAAATCAATTATCATATTGTAAATAGTCTTATCTTTATGACCTTGCATATGAAAATATTTACTCAACAAACCTAATTCATAATTGTTTATTACATGACCAGTAAAGCCATATTTAATTATCTGGTTAGATTTACTTATTTCGTCCAGTATCGGGAGTCTCTTTGGCAATGGAATCAATTCTCCTTTTTGCTATCTTATATTTTATTTTATCATATTCAATACCAATAACATTTCTATTATTTTTTAATCCCCAAGAAATTGTTGTACCTGAACCAACAAATGGGTCAACTATTAAATCACCTTCATCGGTATATGGAAGTAAAATTCTATCCATAAGTTTTAAAGGTTTTTGCCATTCTACAAGTTTTCCGGTTTCAGGATTAGATATGCGTTCTTTGGCAACAGTGGTTAAACAAATATCGTCTATCCAAGCTGTTGCTTTTTTTGTTATTCTTCCCGAGGGATTCAATCTCTTAGAACCTGTGGTTGCTTTTGGGACTTGAATCCTGTCAGGATAAAATTTATAATTTGAACCTTTACAATAAATGAGTATGTCATCATAGCATTGATGAAATTTATTAGATGGAGAACGCCCCCATTCGTTTTTCCATACAAGATGATTTAAAAATGTTGCGCCATTGATTTCATCTTCCATATAAACCCTGAATCTATGTTGACTATGAAAATCAGTCATGGCAATAAATATTCCGCCATCTTTTAACATGTCATAATAATGGTCTACCCAATTAAAATCAAGGTTTTCATATATATAATCAGCAAAGATAATATCAACTGTTTTACTGTCTCTATTGAACTTCATATTGTCCATGTTCAAAAGTTTGTAAGTCATTTATTCTAAATTCCTTTTCTGAGTAATTTTTATTGAGAAAATTTATTTTTCCCATATGGTCTAAAATTGGAACAATTATTTTTCTATTGGAATTTGAGAGCATATTATTTATAATGCCCTCCCCGAACAGGCTCCAACACATTTCACTTTGAGAATTGTTTTGATAACAAACTCGAACAGCAAGATTTGCTAGTTCATTTATATTAGAGGATATATTAAACAAGGCTTTATTTTTTATTGCCGCCGCCATTTGTTCAAAGTTTTCATAATCGCTGGTTTCATAAGTTTTTCTTTTAAAGGATTTATATTCTTTATATAATTCTTCCATTTTTTCCAGTTTTATTTTATTTAATGAAATGTTTTTATCAATATATATATTAAAATCAAAATTAAAATCTTTTTTCAATGAAATTTTATATTCTTTTATCTGATTTGAAATATATTTATAAACTTTATCCATAATTCCATTTGAATTAATTAAAAATGGAATATATTTAACATATTTTTCATATATTTCTTGTTCTTTTTTATGTCTTTTTTTAGATAATAAAACATCTAATCCATATCCAAATTTAGATTGACAATAATTTTCATAAATTTTATTATATTTTTTATATTCATTCATCTTGTGAGGGTAAAGATAGGTCATCCAAAGAGGACGTTTATCAATAATAATTTTATTTTGAATATTTATCTGTTCTATCTCTTGTAATGTCATGGAAGATTTCAACTTAATCCATCTCCCCCATTCCGGTATTTTCTTGGTAATGATTCCTTTTTGTTTATCTATTTCATTACCTTGTAGTTTACGACATATTTTTAATCTTTCCATAATCATTTTATATTCAATAGAATCTTTTTCAAATAATGAAAGCATTGAATATAATGTTGTGGATTGATTTGTTATAAGTCCAATCTTTGAGCCAAAAGAATTGATGTCTGATAAAGCCAGATTATTATTTTCTATAATTCCTTTTGGTGCAGATTTTTTTTCATATGATATTGGCAATCCATTGGATGTGCCTTGAATAAAAACATCATTATCTGTTGTGAATAAAATATCGAAATCAAACTTTTATACCCTCGGTTTCCCGATATTTTTAAGGGGAATAGACTATATCTTTATCCAATTCAAAATTGGATATTTGGCATTTCCTAAGAATGAGTTTCACATTCAAAGTACGGTTTTCACCTAGTCGTTACATGTTCTATTTTCATAGCTTCACACGGTATTTACTTTATTGATTTATTTTATTTTTATTCTCTTTATTGGCAAAAGAAAATAAAAACCCTCTATATAAAACTTTATTATTTATCATTGTTGATAGTCTATTTTGAACACTTTTAACCTTTTTAGCTCTCACAATTTTTTTCTCAATCAAAAATTCAGCACAATGTTTTACAGTTAAAAATGTCTCAATAATTATATTATCTTTTATCATATCTACTGGTTTTGCCTTAGGATTATTTTCATAAGTTATGTTTCTATGATTCTCAACCCATTGATTGTATTTTTCTTCGCTCATTCTTTCTTTTGGTGAGACACCAAATTGAGAATTTTTATCACCAGTAACAGAAACACTTCTATTTTTCAACCATTGTTCATATATTTCTGGAGTCATTCTTTCTTTTGGAGATACTCCGTACATTGGATTATTTTCACCTCTTAAAACTGGAAAAAATTTTCCACCCGGAGAAATATTGCATTGTGCTTGATTTATTTCTTTATATTTTTCAATATAATAGATTTCTCTTTCATAAGCAACATCTTCATCCAAATTATCTTCTAGGATTTTATAATCACAATCATATTTATTATAATATCTCATAAAATATATATTTCTTCTATTTAATCTTTTTGCTCTTCTTCCAGAACCTTTTCCTATGTAAAAAACATTATCTGTTTCTTTATTGAACCAAGCATAAACATAATGTTTATTCAAACCCATATCCTATCTGCCAATATTTAAAATCAATTTTAGTATTCCACCGTTAGCAGTATTTCTACCACACCTTATATTTATAAGTTAACCAAATTTTTTATTATACATTACTGTATAAGGAGACAGTGTTGTTCATCTCCATCACCATAAAGCATCATGTCAATACCATGAATATTGAAAACAATACCGCTTTTCAAATGACCATACCATTTATCAATTTCATTATTTCTAATTAGATTGAGAGTATTCATTTCACTTTTCCAAGTAAGAGGACTTCTGCCCGATGCAACTTTGAAAATATTTTGTTCTATCCAATAAGAAGAATAGTGTTCATGTTCTTCTAACAATCCTTTTACTGGTAAATTAAAAGCATGTTGACATAAAGCAAATGGGTCACTAATACAAACTTGATAATTACCATTTATCAGTAATCCACCAGTATATGATTCTCTTATTTTCTTATTTAGTGTTCTAGAAATATATTGTTTAATAAAATAATCTTTTGATGAATTTTTATTTATAAGTAATGCTTTTATATAATTATTATCAATTGATTTCCATTGAGTTTCATCAAATTTTTCTATAGATGTTCCCATTAAATAAAGAAGTGATTTTTCTGGAGACTCGAAACTTATTTCTTTAAAGTATTGAATAGTGTCATTGCACAAATATTCAATATCTTTATTATCAATATCTAAAACTTGAATATATTGATAAGATGACCAGAAATTTTTCTTTTCTTCTTTTGGGGTTTGACGAGAGATTCCCCAAGAAAGATTATTTGATTCACAATTTGTTTTATAGTTTTCTAAATTAGAATAAGAACTCCATAGCTTAAATTGAGAAGCTGTAAGTATGCAATCTATATCGTTCACATTATGTAAATTACCCCATACATCAATTATATTTTCCACATTATATTCTTTTGCAAATCCATGAATATCAAAAGATACACATTGACCCTTTAAAAATGAACCTCGAATACAAAAAGAATTTGGAATATAATCTAATTCCATTTCACTTGACCATATCTTGGAAAATTCTAATGATATAATTCCCTGCCCATCAAATATATTTTGAACAATCGGAATATTCCTTTTTTCAACATGGTCTATTTTGTTTTCATCTTCATAAACAAAATCAACATTTCTATTTTTTGTTATTTCATAATCTGGAACTACAACAAATCTAGGTGCTGTAACTTTATGTGTTGCACTGGCATATAAAGCAAAATATGAATTAAACTTATTAATATTTAATTCAATATCTTTATTTCTTCCATTGTCAAATATGTTTATTAATTTTTTACAAATAGACTCTTCTGCGAAAATAGATGTGTTACGCCTCGCATGTCCAGCCCCCGTAAGTAGACGAATATACTTCTTATTATTTATAAATAATCCTTGTTTAATTATTTGTTTGTAATGTGCCACATTATTAAAATGAATAGATATAATATCAGGAACAAATAATATATCTTCTAATTCTTTATTTATTTCAAAGATTCTATTTCTATTTATTTTAGAATCTTTTTCTTTTTTTAATGTTCTTTTTTCTTGCAACAATTCATCAATATGATATTGTGAAAATTCTATATCGTTTATTCTTCGATAAGTTCTCAATAGTTCTGAATCAGCCAGTGAAATAATTTCATTATTTTTCAACGCTTCTTCATATGAAATTTGTATTGTATAGTTTGAATTTTTCAAACGCTCTGATGTAAATTTCATGATGGAAAACTGTTGAAGTTTTTTCATTATCTTTATTCATCAACTTCTTCGTCAACAAATTTTCTCTTGTCTTTCATTTTATTATAACTCATTTCATTCCAAATCACATTTCCATTTTTATCTTCTTTGTAATTTAAATTATTCCAATCTTCATAGCCAATTAAATCTTCATCTTCTTCATCAAAATCATCATCTATTTCATCAACATAATATTCATTCATATTAAAACCTCCTACCTTGCAAAGTCATAAATAAAGGGACAGTTATCAGATTTTCTTACTCCCCAATTAACAGGAGTAGGAATCCATAAATCATTCAAATTATATTTTAGCATCATTTCAATTATTATCTCTCGTTCTCTATCGGTTCTTCTTCCACGTTTAAGTTCTTCCTTGATAACAGCAACCCACCCATTTTTACTACTATCATAATTAACAATAACACCAAAATATTTTTTATCTTTTTTATTTATTTTTTTATATAATCGAATTTCTTGTCGTGATTGATTGCCTTCATCATTCAATTTTACAATTATCTTTCCGTCTGTATAACAATGTCTTCCTGATTGAATGCCTCCCGTATGAGACATGTGTTTTGCTTTTTTGCCATTTATAAATACATTATTAAAATCATCAACAATAATCTTTGGTTTTTTCATAATTTATCCATATTGTTTTTTATAATCTTATCAACCATTCCCATTTTTATAATGTGAACAAACAAAGGAACACTTCCTCTTTTTGCTATATCAATCATATCTTTAGTTCCTTTTGAATTGTTTTGCCAAAAAGCAATTAAAATTGGATTATCAAATCTTGCATAGTCGAACATTTTCATATTCCTATTTCTTCCGGCAAGAGCATTATAATCTCCAAAAAAATCATTATGCTTTACAAATACGGGAGGTTCAAAATTATGCCAATCAGCTTCAAATATTTTTTTCTTCAACTGGTATTCATCGGCGAACTTATTCCCCAATTTATCTGTTCCATATGCACCACCGTGAATTATTTCAAAATCATTTGGATTGATTTCTTTTTTATATTGTATCTCTGAAAATATATTCAATACATTTGTTTTGAAAATATGATAATTTTCAAACTCCCTAGAACCAGATATAATAATTCTCATATTTTAATCCCATAAATCTAAATAATATTCTGAAAATTTTTGTAAACCTTTTTGTAATCTTTTATCAAGTTGTCTATGTTCTTCAATAGTCTTCCAACCATGTAATTCATCCATTTGTTTACGTGCTTTAAATCCATCAATCATTATGTCTAATTCTTGATTCCATAATTTGATTGCATCTTTTTCAATCTTCTTATCTTCATCATTATATGGAGAATTAAGCATATAATCTTTTGGAAAACAAAGTTGTGGAATTCCATGACCTGATTTTTTATATTCCGGTAAAACTTCCAACATAATATTTGCTAACCAATAATCAATTCCCCATATAACTCTATCATCCCATCCTCTAAAAACTCTCTGCCAAGCAAACTTGACTTCATAATAAGAATCTGATATAATTCGTGATATAATCAATTGAGGTGCAGAATAGATAACATGATGAGCGCATGGAAAAGGCCACCACCAATCTCTTGTAATTTCATCAAACCAATAATGAACAGGATGGTCTTTTTTCCATTCTGCTTCCATATCATCAAACATTGTTCCTATAGAATTATAGTTTTTACTTATTTTAGATGTATCAAATTCTTCCATTTATTCTCCTAGACACCGTAATCCCAAATTTTTATATTATTGTTTATATCCAAACCAAAATTATCATCATTATAAGCACAATCACATAGAGAATACTTTCTTTCAATATTTCTTACTTGTTTATAATCTTTGTGATATAAAACATCTTTTTTACTTATATGTCTTGTAGCAATCATGCGTTGTGAAACCCAATATATTTTTTTATTATCTTCTAATATATAACCATAATCCAGAGGTTCAACAAAATATTTTTTTTCTTCATCTTTCATCATATTCCACAATTGTATTTCTTGATAAGATTGACCACATTCATCCCAATCCATTTTTATGATAATATCACCATATCTATATAAATCCCTGCTATATCCACAAGCAGGATAAAAACTATTTACCTTATCGTTATTTATGTAAATATACGCCCTACTGACTACACGAATTCTCATAGATAAATCCTCATATTTTTATTCAAATATTCTACCATAAAACCTTAAAAATGTCAAGGGCTACATATTGACAGAATATAGGAAATGTGGTAGAATAAATTTGTTTAAAATTATAGAGATAGGTTCAATTTGGTTGCAACTAAATTGTTTCTGATAAATGTCCCTTTCCATTTCTCTATAATCTTAAACATTATCATATAAATAAAAAAAGGGATTAATGAGAGGAGTGAAATGACAAAAAAATTAACAATAGAATACTGTAAGAAAAAATCTAAAGAAAAAGAATATATATTGTTAGAAAATATTTATTTGAATGCTCATACGAAAATGAATTTTCAACATGTAAAATGTAAGTATATATTTTCGATGAAATGGAATAATTTTAATTCTGGAGATAGATGTCCGAATTGTCAACGCAAATCAGTTGGATTTAAAAAAAGATTAAAAATAGAAGATTGTAAAAAAATAGCTTTCAATAGAGGATTTAAATTATTGAACAATATTTATATCAACAATAAAACAAAAATGGAGTTCGTTCACATTGATTGTGGATTTAAATTTTTAAAAGGGTGGAGTAATTTTCAATCAGAAAAAGGTTGTCCAAAATGTTCTGGTAAAATTAAATTGAGCATTGAATTTTGTCAAAAAGAATCTTTCAATCGGGGTTATCAATTGCTTTCTAAAAAATATAAAAATAATAAAACAAAAATGAATTTTAAACATATTGAATGTCAATCTAATTTTTTGATGAATTGGACTAATTTCTATAATGGTAAAAGAGGTTGTCCAACATGTGATTCCAGTCTCGGAGAGTTAGAGATAAAAAAATATTTAAAAATATGGAAAATAAAAAATTATCATGAATATTATGGATTTAAAGAATGTCGAGATAAAAAAGTTTTACCATTTGATTTCTATATAAAAAAATATAACATCTGTATTGAATATCAAGGAAAACAACATTTTGAACCTATACAATACACATATTCAATAACTATAGAACAAGCTAAGAAAAATTTAAGAATACAAAAAAATCATGATAAAATAAAAAGAAAATTCTGTAAGAATAATAATATCATATTGCTTGAAATAAGATATAAAGATTTCAATAATATAGAAAATATTTTATATAATAAAATAGAGGAAATTAAAAATGGATAACATCCCCCACATTGTTGTTATAGATAGTCCTACAGGTTCAGGAAAAACATCTTGGGCTATAGATATGATTAGCAAATTACCAGACGATAAAAATGTATTATATATAACACCATATATATTAGAAGTAGATAGAATTATAGCTTCTTGTCCAAACAAACATTTAGTACAACCCAAAAAATGGTCTGGTGATGGAAGTAAAATGAATCATTTGGTTGAATTAGTATCACAAAAAAGAAATATTGTTTCTACTCATGCACTTTTGCAAAACATATCAGACGAACTAATAAATTTATTGCGTAACAATGATTATATATTGGTTTTAGATGAAAGTTTTCAAGTAGTACAACAATATGACCTTTTTCCTGAACTAAAGAAGATGTCAAAGGAAGAAAGAGAAAATATAACTAAATCAGATGTTCAATGGTTATTCGATGAAAAGTATATAGAAGTTACAGATAACTTTGCAATTAGATGGATAGACCAAAATAAAATGATTGGTAGTAAATATGATAAATTAAAATCTCTTATTGATAGGGATATGATTTATCTTGTAAATAATTCATTATTTTTATGGACATTTCCCTATGAGGTATTTGGAGAAGGAATATTCAAACAATGTTACATTATGACTTATTTATTTGAGAGTCAATTCCAACATTACTATTACCAATATTTTAATATCAAATATAAAAAATATCACATTGAATCTAAAGCTAATAAATATAAAATGGTTGAAACAATAAATAATCAATATGATATTGATTTCAGAGAAAGAGCTAGTAAACTAATAACAATAATAGATAATGACAAAATAAATAGAATAGGTTCTTTTTATCGTGATATTCATGGAAAAGTAAAGACAACTGATTTATCCATGAACTGGTATAAAAACAATGAACATTTACATAAACAATTAAGTTTAAATGTTTATAATTATTTTAAGAATATATCTAAATCAAAAGCTAATAAAAGATTATGGACTGTATTCAAAGATTTTAAGAAATTAATAAAAAATCCTCTTACTACATCTCACGGTTTTTTGGAAATTACAGCTAGAGCTACTAATAATTACAACGATAGAAATGTACTCGCCTATCTTATTAACAGGTATCCCAATTCTTTTTATATTGCATTCTTTAGTAAAAGAGGAATAATAATAGACAGCGATTTATATGCCCTATCTGATTTGATTCAATGGGTATGGAGAAGCGCAATCAGAAACGATAATCCAATTACCCTCTATATTCCTTCTGAGCGAATGAGAAATTTATTCTTGAACTTCCTTCAAAATAAAAAAATAATAAATTATGAAGATTTTGATTATGAGGATTAGGGGATAAATCTATGCCTACACGCATTCGTATATCTTTAGACTTTTATAAACAACGAATTACCCGTGAATCTGGTTTTAGCCAGTTTTAAAAAGTGATTTTGGCTAAAATAAAAAAAAAGACATATAGCACATAGTCATAAGTACCCCTTTCCCTTTTAAAAAAGATTTATATATGTCTAAAACCAAACCACCCGTAAAAAGGTGGTTTTTTTGTTTAAGCTTATATTGATATTTATTATTATTGTATATAGTTATTACTATTATTTATGTTGATTATTTTTAATTTTTATTTATTTTTATTATTATTGTATATAATGTTTTGTTGATTAAATTGTGTGTTTAAAGGTGCTGATGACCGATTTTCAAATACCAGTATGCTTAATTATGTAAAATACCCCTATACCTTATGATTATTACATATAATCATAAGCAATAACATACAATGAGCNTGACCATATACCAGTATGATTTTATAAATATTTGTATGATGATTCTTTGTCTCCCTACTATTGCAAGATTATTATTTTACAAAAAGATATGTACATAACACAATAACAATACATCATCATCACATCATAATCAATATAACAATAACATA